AGCGCGCCACGGCGACTCTCTCCGATGGCTCCGTTGTTGCAATGGTTCCTGACACGAACATCGCAGCTATGGCTGGTGATGACGCCACGGGCACCCCAAAGATTCGGTTCTACAAGTCTGACACGACTCGTACGACCTGGACGTTGAATTTCACCTACACTCCAAGTCCGCAGGCAATGTCCAGCACGAAGGCTTTTGTTGGCAGCATGGTGTTGGACACTTCGAATAACATTCACCTCGTCTACCAGGGTACAGACAACAGTCTGAACTACGTGCCATTCACTTCCGGTTCAGGTACGTGGTCAGCTGGAACTCTACAGTCGGTTGTTGCGGCAAACGCAGTCACCAACCGTTATCGCTCGATGGACATCGACGTTACGAGCACAAACCGACCTGCGATTATCGTATACGAGTCGAAGGCGTCTGCTGGTCCGTCGGCGTGGACTCGTGTGTATATTCGTAACGACAACGGCACCACCTGGCGCAAGGCGCATGAGTATGACCATGCAACAGGCGCCGGTGGTAGCATCCCGATCTACACTGGCTCCGAAGATGTTTCCATCAGTTGGAACGCAGCTGGCATTTCAAGTAACGTCGGACAGCTTCTCATCTACTACACTCGAATTGGATTCTTCTACGACCACGGCGACATTATCGCCGAGCTGAGTTACAACGTCAATACTGGCACGGATAACAGTGCGACGGTGCTCGGCACGTGGCCGAAGTTCAATCAGGACCAGGGTGGCGGTCGGCGCGGCTGGATCTTCAAGACTAACAATGACAAGTGGCAGGTGGCACTCGTTGTTGGTCAGGTGCGTCCCTCGTTTCAGACCGCACGCTTGACTCATGGTGCATACAGTGCTCCATACGTGAACAAGACAACGACGAACATCTGGAATGCAGAAGATCTGAATGGTGTCAGGTATACCATTACGCCTCGCATTCCTCAGATTGATTACAGCATCAATGCATACAATGCCATTGGCTGCGTTTATGCTGACAATCGAGTGATGTTCGGCTTCCTCACGTCACGCACATATACTGTCGATTCTACGACGAGTTGGTCGCTGTCTAGCGTTGTTTTCAGGTACGACGACGCAGTGACAACCCAGGCCAGCTACGTCGACAACCAGACGCGACCGCTGGATAATTACTTCACCTACGGGCAGCAGCCTATCGGCGTCTATGGAGGTGGCAACAACAGGAACCAGGCTGGTGACCTGAAGTTCAACTTCATGGGCCTGTATGGTTACTCTGGAAACAGTCAACTCAGTTCGGCTCGGAACATTATGCGAGCTGTTATTGACACCTTCTACGATCCGCCGACGAATGTTGGACCCACTCTGTCGGTTGGAAACGATACGCCAGTACTCCAGGTTCGCGTTCAGAATACCGCTCTTTACCCCAACATCAAGGGGAAGATCGAGTGGACACTGGCGCGCGACTCTGGATTTACTACGGATGTTCGACAGATCCTTCAGCCAGATAGCGAGTATCAGAACTACGGTTCGAGTAACGCACTTGTTCCGCCAGCGTTCAATATCTCAATTCAGTTGAGTGGCGTTGGTGCGCAGAAGCTTTACAGTGGCACCTGGTACATGCGTGCGCGCGTTGTGTCTGATCTGGGACAGGCGTCCTCGTGGTCGAGCACAACTTCATTCGTAGTGGCGCATGCACCATCAGCGCTGGCAAAGATTCCATCTGCTGGCTCTCTTGTGCCATATGGATATTCTGGATCAATTGCTTTCAGTTGGAACATGAGTGACACGGAACCAACTGATGCACAGACTGCATATCGGCTTGTTATTCTTCGTCTTGACACCGGCGCGACGGTTCTGGATACTGGCAAAGTCCTGTCTAGTGTACAGTCGTCAGTGCAGACGATTTCGTCCGGACTTCAGGATGTAACGCTTCAGTGGAGCGTGTCGTTGTGGGATACAGATGACGTTCAGGGTCCATTCTCTAACCCTATCCAATTCACTACATCGGCGGCCCCCGTTGTCCGCGTGACGTCGCCTACGGACGGCGCAACCATCACCGCGGCGGCCCCCGTTGTTGCATGGTCCGTGACGTTTTCCGGCTCGCGCACGCAGAGGGCATACAAGGTATCAGCGATCATTGCTAATGCCCTTGACGTGTTTACGCGAACAGTTGGATCTGGCAGCTGGGGCAGTACATCAGATGGAAAGGCGTGGACTACTGTAGCTACTGCCGATGGTAGCTACAGTGTTAACGGAACCCAGGGTGTACACACGCGATCAGCAATTGGTGCGTCCCTGGTTTCACTGCTCCCGTCAACCTATCTTAATAGTGACCAAGAGGTGAGCGGAACTACTGCTGCGCTTACTACTGGTTCTGGTGTGCAGCGATTTGGTCTTATCGCGCGCTACGTGAACAGTAGTAACTACTTCTCTGCTGATGTACAGTTTAATGCTGACAACAGTATGGGGGTGCGAATTGTCAAGGTTGTTGGTGGCGTAGAGACTCTTCTTGGTGCTGTCAATCCTATCTCTGGATTTACTTACGTTGCCGGTGTCCGATACAACCTTCGATTCAAGGTGTCTGGCGAAAACCTGTACGCAAAGGTGTGGCCAACAACTGGCAGCCAGCCTGCCTATTGGCACGTCTCGGTTACGTCGTCGGTGCTGTCTGCCGCTGGGTATGTGGGTCCATTCTCGCGTTGGGACGCTGGCGTTACGACCGCCCTGCCCTCGACCACCAACTTCGATAACTACTCAATGTACGACTCGGACAATCCCGTTGTTCTTGCAACGAGTAATTGGATTCAAGATACTGCTGGGACCTACGCATTCCCAACCAATATCTTGGCGAATAACGGTTACTACCTTCTCTCGGTTGACGTGCAGGACTCTAATGGCATGCAAGGCCAGGATTCAATTGGAGTACTGACTTCCTGGACACCGCCAGTAGACGCTACGTTCGGTGTTTCAACTGATGCTTTCGGTGCGACAGTAACCTGGACCAATGCCGGTGTGGATGTTGACTTTGTTGCATGGCGTGTGTATCGTCGGTATATGGTCACAGAACTTGCTGACCTAGACGATGACGACACAGCTAACACCTGGGTTCTCATATACGAGAACACTGACGCGGCATCGAGCTACAGTTACAAGGACTATCTTATTCCCTGTAACACGGCAGTTGACTACACGGTAGTGCAGGTCGTCGACCGATTCGGTAGCATTATCGAGTCGCCAATTAGCTCCTTTACTACGGTAACGTCGCCATCTGATCGTTACTACTTCATCCCAACCGTTCCAATCGGAACGATCGCAGCATACGAAGCTTCAAACGTTATCGACGATAACTATACAGACGAAGTCGAGAACGAGACGCTTCATATCCTTGATCGCGGACGACAGGTTCAGGTGGGTGACGATCTGGGAGCTACTGGAACACTCCAGATCCAACTGCGCAATCCAGTGTCTGCGCGCGGGGACCGACAGTTCCTCCAGAGGCTCGCCAGCACGAAGAACCTTGGCGTGTGGATGAAGACTCCATTCGGGGATGTCCGTTGCGTAAAGTTCCTCCCAATTCAGGTTCGATACCTGGCCGGAACTGGTACGACGGAACTTTCTGACCTCACCATTCCATATGTCGAGATCATCACTGACCCTTCAATCACTCGATCGTAGGCGAGTATGGCTACTACTGTTACCACCTACGTTCCACCTGTTCATACAGTTGGACTGCCACCTGATGATGTGATCAATGCGCTTACCGCAGGTGTTGTTAACATCAAACGATACGCTGCCCTCTATGAGGCAGATGCTGTGACTCCGTTTGCCATTGACAACTTTGATCGTCGTCTTGCGGATGGCAGTATTACAGTTGACATGAATCGTGACGAACGTCGCATGTGCGACTTCATGTTCGACAATAATGACTTTGCGTTGAATCTTGACCCATTCGGAGGATTCTACTACGACAAGATTATCAAGGCGTTTTGGGGTATCGAGTATTATGACTCGACAAATACTCTACAGCGTTGGGAGACTCAAGTCGGAGAGTTCATGATCGACAGGATCGATCAGGATAACTTCCCAAATGCAGTCAAAGTTACTGGTCGAGACTACACAAAGAAGTGTCTTGTCAGTCAGATCTTGAACTCCGTTCAGTTCAATCCAGCGACGCCGGTCGAGGAGATCATTCGTGCGCTGGCTGCAAATTCTGGCGTCACGAAGTTTCGACTTCCGTATACTGGCCTTTCGTTTACCGAGCCAGTAGTATTCGATCCTGGCACCGCGCGCTGGGAAGTAATGAAGCGCATCTGCGATTCCGTTGGTTATGAAGTTTACTTCACGGCGGACGGATATCTCACCATGCGTCCCTATCAGGATCCAACCACAAGTCCAGTCACCTGGGTGTTCAAGACTGGCAGTGCTGGTACCCTTGTCAAGTACAAGAAGTCCACAGAAGATTCTCTAATCAAGAATCACTGCGTTGTCATTGGTGCCGCACAGACTGATGATACTGGTTTTAGTACTGTTGCATTCGGCGAGGCGCGCAATGATGATCCAGCCTCGCCTACGCGTATTGGAGTCCCCGGAACTCCTGGCGGTCTTGGTGACAGGGTTGATCTGTTCAAATCGCAGTACATCACCCAGCAAGATCAGGCGCAGGCGGTAGCCGAGGCGCGCTTGAGTATCTCCGGACTTGAGCAGTTTAATATTTCCTTCGAGTCAATGACCATTCCGTTCATTGACGGTGGAGATATCATTCACATCGAAACTGACAATGAGAGCATCTACACTCCGGTTCGCTTCCTGCTAGCAAGCTTTGCATTGCCCATGCAGCTCGGAAGTATGAGTGGCACGGCTAGGCGTGTAACTCTTGTTGGCACCAAGCGTAAGTATGGGACTTACTAATGACGAGTTCATTTGCCCACCTTGGTGTTGCCGCAGAGGTTCGCGACATCATTGGCGAGGTTGCCAAGAGGGTAGTTTCACAGCAGGCTCCACGTCCCAACTACGGGCGAGTCATCAGTGTTAACTCTTCTGCACTGACGGCTACAGTATGGTTCCCAGGCGACGAGGCTCCTGTCTCGGTAAACCTGTTTCCGAACACAATCCCAGGTCAGTGGCACGAGCGCTTCGGCTTGGGTTCCGGTGCTGGTATTACAAACACGTCGTACTTCGGCTACGGATCACAGGTTGCCGTTCAGGACTTTGACGGCAAGGTGTTTATCACCCAGGTGTTGACGGGTGGCGTGCTGTCAGCAGATGCCAAGATGTTCAACGCGAGTGTAGTCAGCCAGGAGGCAACAGAGATTGCTGCCGACCAGGCCGGCTTCCCGGTACAGGTCATTGGCGAACCTTACGAGACGCTGATTAACTGTCACGTGAATAACGATTCGCTGCCCGATGGTGGAGCAATCTCGTTTGGGCCATTCACGACCCTCAACTCCGAGCTTCCTGGAATTGGCTGGATTGAGATCTCAGTAACAGAACTTGCTGGAGCTTCAAAGTACTTCAAGTTGCCAATCAATGCAATCAGAGACTTCGAGCATACTGGCGGTACAGGTTTTCTTGACTCTTGGTTCAGGGTTGTTCCAGAGCAGTCAGTAACTGACAATGCCGGTGTGGTTGTCGACTTCGACTTTGACTTCTCCATTAAGCGTACCGTCTACGGCAACGTCGACGAGTTCTTCCCTGACAACGAACTCTGGATGCGTGTCGTCAAGCGAGGCGCGGCATGGACTGGACTCAATTGTAAAATTACAATTCGGGCCACCAATATACAACGAGGACGCTCGCTATCTGGTCGCGAGTTGTTCATGCAGGAATCACTCTCGTCTCCTCCGGACGCGAAGGGTTACGTTGGATTCCATAATGCGCAGATGGTTTTCCGTGACTTTGATGACTACGGAGTACTTGACGACTTTGGTCGCACTGTTGCCGGAACCTGGGGAACATCAGATTCTGGTCCAACGTGGCTAGTGCGCACGGGCGTCGCAAGTAACTGGGGAGTTGATGGATCGGCTGCGTATATGAGTTTCAATGGAAACTTCTCGCAGACGATTACGCTACAGCAGAGTAACATCCTGAACACCGACACATACTTTGACGTATGGTCTGCCGTGGTTCCGACTGGTGCTGAAATTCAGTTCATTCACACTAGTCGGTGGGTTGACAGTAACAATCATTACGAGTTCAAGATAATCTTCCAGACGGCAGGAACAATTACTCTTAGTTTCATTAAAGCTGTCGCTGGCGTCTTTACGGCTATCGGATCTGATCTCAACACTGGCATCACGTTTACTGCGAATGAACGGCTTCGCGCAAGAGCCCGAATTAACGGATCTGCGCTGTTCATGAAGATCTGGAAGCCTGCATCACAGCGCGAACCCGACTGGATGAAGATCGAGATTGACTCTAGCCTTGGAGCTAATGCTGGTAACTTTACTGGCTTCATTGCATTCCCAGGTGGAGCTAACAGCAATACGAAACCATTCAAGGTGTTCGTTGACAAGGTTCGCGCTTCACTGTACGACAAGGGTCAAGACAACAGCGGTGCCCAGTGGCATACCGGCCCGTGGCGGAGCGGCCTGCTCCGTATAGCCGACAGCCTGCAGAAGACATGGATCTCCAAAGGCAGTATGAGCTGGGATGGCTCATACTTGAAATGGACGCAGAGTCTGTACTTTGGTGGGATTGGTCAGCATCGTCTTGGTCTAGGAGCTGGCTCGACAATGATGCAGTCACCGCCATCAGGGTTCGGCATTCCTGTCGTACCAAATGGTGGCAGTGTAACCGTCACGGGCTCTGGTATTCCGCTCGCGGTAGGCGAGGCCTTGTATTGTGCGATTCAACCAGGGCAGACCTGGGAAAACCTATACGAGTATTTGTTCATTGTTAGTGCAACATCAACACTGAATTTTGATCTACCAGAATGGGCAGTACTGATTGCATCGCGAAGTGATTCGTCTTCGCTTGGTCCTGACCTTCGTCTAGGCAACGGTCAGGTTCTTGACAGGTGGCGCACGCCTTCCTTTGCTACTAACTGGTCTGACTACGGTAGCCCTTTTGAAGTTGGTGGCTATCGAATGGAAGCCGGCAATATAGTAAGACTCAGAGGACTCATCAGGCACACTACCTCCTCGGCTACGGGCACCATGTTTACTTTGCCATCTGGATTCCGTCCAGCAAATACTCATCTCTTTACTGTGACATCCGCTGCGACTATCAACGGCAGCAGCCGTGTCGATGTGGACTCAAGTGGTAACGTTACTGTAATTACACACAATGCAAACGGTGGATCTTCTTATGTATCACTTGCGGAGATATCATTTGAAGCAGCATTCTAGCATTGGAAAGAATGGCAAGTAAAAGCTGTACGGATGCCCATGATGCACCTATCCTAGATATGCGTAAGCCCAACGGACTAGGAGGTCTACATGGGTAGCGTTGAAGGTATCCCGAGTGATCCAGGCTTCTGGTGGAAGCTGGTTAATCTCAATCCGACGTTGTGGCGAGCATTGATTGTTGCCACCATCGCGCTGCTTGGCGCGGCGGGCATCGCGGTGAATGGGTCTATCGAGGATTCACTATTCCTGTTTATCACTGCATTGGCAGCGATCATTCAGGGTGTATGGACTCGCGGTTCTGTGACCGCAAACCAGAAGGTGGTTGTCTACAAGCCGGATCCAATCGGCGAGCCTCGCAATCTTCAGCCCGGTCCGTCGGTAAGTTACGAGGAGACGCGAGTCAATGCTGCTGCGCAGGCAACAGTAGATCCGGCGAACATGTAAGGGAGCGCCATGGCATCTCAGGCGTACTATGACTGGGTCAGGGCGGGCAAGCCGTACAATCGGTCAGCCCCTGTCATGCAGCTTCGTGATGTTTTGCGAAGCCATGGCTACACTGTCTACGACTACCCTGACGAAGCGCATCAGAAGGCCAACCTTCCACAGGACCACACTGCGTACTCGGCTACAGGTTGGCCGGTCTCATCGCCTCGCTGGTGGGCATTCGGGATTGATCAGATGCCCGGCAAGGGTGGCATGAGTGACCTCGCTGATGTCGCCATGCAGATCATCAAGGACAAGGACGCTGGCGTTCCTGGGACCGAGTGGATCAAGTACATCAACTGGACTGACAAGTCTGGCAAGTGCTGGCACACATCCTGGAAGCCGAATAAGTCAACAGTTCCGAGTGACGACAAAGGCCATAATCATATCAGCGGACGATCGGACTTTACGTCCCGCACGACTGTGAAGTATGATCCAGTTGCTCGTATGCGTGGCCAGGTAACAACAGGAAGGCAGGACGAGGATATGGCGATCATCGCACGCGGACCTGACGGCAAGGTGTATTTCTGCAGTGCAAATCGATCGTACCCCATCCCCGAGACTTCGGTTGGCGACAGGGTCTACCTCGCAGGTCAGGGTGCGTATTTCCTGGCTCGTGGTCCGGTTGCTGGCGATGCCGAGTGGGAGAAGGGCGGCATCATTCGCAAGGGCTGGTCAGAGAACATCTTCGGGATCGTCGACACCGGCGATCTTCAGTCAACGCGTCCTCACGGGTGGGCACTTGCCACGCGCGTTGAGGCGATGGCTAAGATGATGCCAAAGTCGCAGACTGGCGAGGATATCAAGATGGTGTCAGCCATCGAGGCGGGTGCCAGCGGTGGTGACGCAGCCCTTCCGGTCGACGTCGCAACCGTGAAGGCTGGCGTGACGGCAGCGCTCAAGGACGAGGAAAACCAGGCTGTTCTGGTGGATACCGCTTTCCGCGGTTCACAGAAGGCTGAGCAGGAGTAGTCATGATTCTCTTGCGGTCCGGAGAGTGGATACCACTCAAGGAACACCTCGAAGCTCTCCGGACCGCGGAGCGTCGATTCCAGGAAGAACGCGATAGGCGATATGCCGAGGTTAACACAGAGCGCGAGAAGGCACTCAAGATCAAGGAGACGGCCGATCTCGCTGCACTACAACTCGCGCGCGAGATCCAGACATACAAGGACGAGAAGGCAAACGAGTTGCGAGAGCAGATCTCGTCCGAGCGTGGATTGTATGTCACCAAGCAGGAACTTGGAGCTCTTGGCGAAAAGTTTGATGCAACGATAACACCCCTTATGGCATATGTGAATGCGAATCAGGGGCGTGGAGCGGGAATCAGTACAATTATAAGTTACGCGATTACCGTCGCGAGTCTTGTTGTTGCGGTGTTTGCTGTACTTAGATAGAAGTGTTGCGGGGAGGGGTTCGTGGGCGAGACCCTGAAAATTCTACTGGTAGGAAGTGGGTTTCTCGGGGGAATCGTTGGGCTAGCGATCTATGCAGCACGACTCATCTACACAGGCAGACTGGTGCCACGTAGTGCGCTGGAAGATCGAAAGAACGACTTTGCCGACCAGATTGCTCGCGAACGTGCAATCAGTGATAGCTACAAGCTTGCATCCGAGAACAACGCCGCTGCACTCCAGAAGCAGGCGGAACTCATGGAGAAAGTTCTGGACGAGCAGAAGCTCATTAAGGACTTCATCATGGGACTCAAGCGAGCCATGGAGCTGAACCAGCAGGAACAGCGACGGCTCCAAGGGAGACCCTGAATATGAGATTATGGCCTTGGCGAACGAAGACGGATAAGGAATCCGCCGTGATCGTTGATCCAGAGGATCAGGAAACTCGCAGGCAAGAAGCTCTGCGCGCGGTAGAGGCATCAAGGCACGCCGTCGCCAGGGTACACCAGGCAGTCCCAAAGGTTGAAGCGCACAGGCGCTCAATGTCACAACTAAGAGCGGACAATGGCCTCGCCGCCATTATCCTCGATGGGTTTCGTAAAGGGCACGCATGAGCACGGTTGATCTCGTACTGAAGTTACAGCCAGTAGTGGCTGCTACATTTGCGCTGGGCTTCGTGCTCATCTACGCGTTCCGTGGCAGGTGGTGGAAGTCAGCTATTGGACGTCACATGATGGCGTTCATGATTGGCGTACTCGTCATCCTGGCGGTTGGCGTTCTCGTAAGGTTCTTCCCGGACCTGGAAAATATCAAGTGGATCAGATTTTGGTGCTGGAATCTCATAATCGTCATCATGGGGTGGCGGTTCTGGCTGGCGTTCCGAGTGTTCGTACTGAAGAACTATCCAGACTTTGCCGATCAGGATGCCGAGAAGGCCACAGAGCACGAGTAGCAAGAAGCAAGAAAACGCCGACCCTCATGGCGAGGAGTCGGCGTTTTCTTGTATTGCTTTGCCTGCTTTAGCTGCGGTGTATGCGGCTAGGTGACTAGCGATATTGGCCCACAGCGACATCAACGCGACCCATAGAACGCTATCCTTCCACCACACCAATGTCGGTATGATGGCGATAGTCCAGAAGATGGTCAGTATTAGATGCGCCTGCGGTTCGTACTTCTTCAGAAGTTCTGCTGGTCCCGAACGGGCGATGCGCTGGGCTGCTGATGCACGATGGCGACCACAAGTTCCATCGGGGTCTGACACATCAGACACGTGAAGTCCTGCTGCATGACGCCCTTGACTTTCCGTGTGTGAATTTCGTAGCTACCCTTGCAGCCATTCGGGCACCTCATGTTTGATTCATTCATGTCTTCTTCATCACCTTTACTTGAGGATCGCCCTGCTTGTAGCTGATCGCCGTATTCATGAGGCTAGCCTGTGCTGGACCGAGTCGCGGATCCTTGCGCAACGCATCCAGATCCCCCAGGTTAAGTCTACCGTAATCCTTCATCAGTTCCGGACCAATGATTGCAGACATGAGATCTCGATCGATGACTCGCTTTTTTGGAGCAACCACAGTTACCTTGTGGCGATCGAGATCGAACTCAGTCATGTCCTCTTCGAGTGCATGCTTCATCATTGCAAGCTCGACGTCATCAATCGTTGACTTGATCGCTTCGACTTGACCCTTGAGCTGGTACAGGAGTTCAGCCAGCTGTTCGATCGACAGCGTGAAGATGCCGCCCGCGCGCAGGTTGGATTGCAGTGCTTCGCACGTAAACCGCTTCGGACAGTACCGGCAGCCCTCGTTCAGTGTTTCCGGCGGATCCTCGAACGGAGTGTCTACGATGCGCTGAAGTTCCGCCATGAGGAACTTCCAGGTGTTGATGTTGTCCTGTTTGGTGAACAGTACGGCGACCCGCTCGTAGCGGAGGAAGTCGAACTGAACCCAGATTTCCTTTGCGTCAGGGAACTTGATCTGAACAGCGAGTGCGTACAGCTTCGGTTGGATCTTGTACTTCAGATCTTCCGGCTTGAGTGGCGTACGTTGCGACTTGTAGTCTACTACTCGGTAAACTCCTTCATCAAGCTTGTCTAGGCGGTCAATGATGAAGTTGCACGGCATTTCATAACGGACGTTATCAATCCAGTAAGGAACAACAAAGGTTTCCTTGATTTCACGAGAGATGATCTCGTTGTCAAGGATGTCATTCTGGATGTCGTTGCGGCCGTACCACTTCTGAAGGATGGCAAGACCATCATGCCACCATTCACCCTCCATGGGCTGACCCACGAATGTGAGTGCCCAGCCCTTCATGTAACCTTCGAGGAGGCGCTCCCATTCCCAGGCCATCGTTGCGACGTATTCTGGTTCGAGGAAGTACTCGAGTGCATAATGGAGCGTGGTACCAAGCCAGGCAGGCTCGCTGCCCTTGCCGGTACCACGCTCCATTGCTGTGGCCTTGAATCGGGCCATGCATTCGGCGGCGGTAGTCAGCGACGATGCACTGATGGACTTAGGAATCACTGACCCACGTACCCATTGCGCTTGTCGTAGAGTGCGGCTCCGACACTGCGACGGTCGACACCTTCAGGTACGTCGCACATCCCGAACTCTCCCTCATGGTCGTGCCACGGGTCATTAGGATTCTCGCCTGACTTGAGTGGATGTGCGTGATACACGCCACTCAGTGCCTTACCGTGGCGGTGAAACATCTCCTCGGGGTATGCGACAACTTCGACGCGTTCGACTTTCACTTCTCCTCATCCTCCGGAACGAACTCGATCGAGAGGATCTGCGACGTCGGGATCATGAGCATGGTGCCTTCATCCTGATCGAAGGAGGTGTAGGAACCATTCTCGGTGATGAGCGTGCAGTCAACCTCGTAGGTCCTGTACATCGGACCTGCGGTCATGACGCTGTATTTTCTCATACTGTATTCTCGTTTCCGTGCGCATGCAGAACAGTACGCTCGAGTTCTGCACGAAGATCTGATGCGAGTTGTGGTAGGTCATTCTCGCATGCGTCTGCATACGCAGAGAGTGCTATTCTGGCGTACGGGTCCTGAGCATAGTCAAGAACAAAGTAACTTGCTCCATCTTTGTCGCCACCTGGTAGATCGCGACCATCAAGACGGCGAGTTTCAAATTTCGCGTACATTCCGTCGCGAGGCTTTTTCATGCCTGTTGCTCCTTGGGCTCCAGCTGATTTCCGTGTGTGGAGCGAGTGCGACGCTTGCCGCCCCAGATGCCAACTCTCGCACCCGCCCTGTCAGCGTAGTCATTACATTCGGATCGTACCGTGCATCGCATGCAGTACTGAAGTACTGCTAGTTCGCTGGTTTCTCCGCGTCCTGGGAAGAAGAGATCAGTGCTGCTGGAAGCGGCTCCAACTCCCAGGCAGGCGGCGGCTGAAATCCAAGGCTCGTCGACAAGCTGAGGGACGGATCCGACGGGCTCGATTCCTTCTCCGCAGATGCAGGGGTGACCGGCTCGGCCGACAGGGAACTCGGATGTGTTGGGTTCGCTGGCTCCGTCGGGGACGGGGGCGTCTCTGAGGAACCGCTTCCGGAGTCGCTCGCACTGTCGGTTGCAGACGAGGTCACAGCTTTTGGGTCCACATCAGCTGGAGTCTCAGCTTCCTGCGTCTCTGCTGCATACTTCGCTGCGTTCTCGGCGATGATCTCGTGGGCCGTCTTCTTCTCGATCACTGGTTCGACCTCAGCCAGAACCCGAGGACGCACGTCGCGCACTGCATCAGCAGTGCGCGACGGCGCGAAGATCATGATGGGGATAACCTCTGTCGCCTTTTCGGAGGGTGGCGGCGTTGGCACCGTACTGCCCGTTGCGACTGATACTGCCATGCTGTACGGCTTGAGTTCACGCGGCTCGTTATCCATGATGCTTCCCTAGAACATTGCCTCCTCTGCCGTATCGAACTTCTTCTTCGCGATCTCATAGTTGTGCGCGCTCAGTTCGATTGACACGCAGGAGCGCTTTTCTGCTCTCGCTGCGCGTACCGTACTTGAACTGCCACCGAAGGGATCAACGATGAAGTCGTTGGGCGAGGTGCTGTGACGAATGAGTTCGCCAAGGAGTGCGAGTGGCTTCTCGTGGGGATGGATGAGGTCCTGCGGTCGCACCTGTGGATACCGGAGTACCCCGTTGCGACGTTCTGTGGATCTGGGCCGATTCCCCTTCTTAAGGAAGATGATGAACTCGTACCCAATGCCCCATCCATCGAGGTACCCCATCCCCGGGCCATCTTTCTCCCAGATCAGCGGGCTGCCTACTCGACGAAATCCGTGACGCCCCAAATCATCCGTTACCTGAAGCCATTCCTTCAATACCTGCCCAGACGTGAACACGTACAGATCCGCGTTATCGGCGGTTTTTGGCAACAGGCTATCCATCACGGAATTAAAAGTTGCGATGGCAATTTCAGGAGTCTCGTCATTCGCGATCTTTCGTGCGTTCGCCTTCCCCTCTGCTGTTGTCGCCATGTTGCTCTGATTGTTCACTCCGAATGGCGGATCGGTAATCACGCAGTCCACTGAGCCCGGGTGGAAGCGCTGACATAGCTCGATCGAGTCGCCGTTCCAGATCTGTTGGAACAGGGGCTTGGGTCTTGGCGTTGTCGGCTCTGCCAGTGTCGTCATCTTCGGCTCCGAGGGTTTCTTTTGGCAATGATCTGAGTGCGGCGCCCAAGAGGGCAAGCGGATTAAGTGCCTTGACTGGGAATCCCGTTATCCGTGTGCGCGCCAGTCCGAAGACTCCTTCTCCTCGGTCCGCGTAGGCGAGCACTGTATAATCAGCGAGTTCACCCTGGTTTCTGAGTTCAGTCTGTGTGATTTGGATATCACCAACGAATCTGCCGTTTTCATCGTGCAGTATGACTTTCATGGAGTCACAACGTACCTGACGCTGCCGTTGACGTTCATCGACTTGATGATGTTGGCGTAAACAGATACCGCACCAGCGTAGGCAACGACAGCATAACCATCGTCTGGGAACTCGACGGTCATCTGCTTGAGGTAAACAAGCAGATCGACAACCTCTTCCAGGGCATCCTGGCGCGAGTTGCGCCCGTTGTTGGCCTGAAGAATGGTGCCATGCTTGTTCAGGCCATACGCTTTCCGGTAGCGTAGGTAGTCGAGCATCTGGGCCTTTGTCATGTCGCTAACCCTTAGGTGTGCGAGCATGTGTCCTCGAAGGTCAATGCACACCAGGTCATGCATTGAGGCACCGCCATTGGGCACCGGAGCGGGTTCGCCGTTGACGTAGTCAGGAGTGTCAGCCATCAGATCATGTTCCCCAGGTCTGGAATGTCTTCGATTTCTGCGCGGGCGGCTACCCAGTTGTGACCAAGAATTGCAGGCTCGATGCCTCCGGATGTATCTGGACGATGTACGATGATGATGCCAGGGTTAACGTTACGATCCTGCTCCACGATCGTGGACTTGATTGTCGTTACCAGTCGGTCATTCTGGAACAGGATACCCTGCAGGGCGTCCTCAAGTCCCTTCTGAAGATTCGTCGCGTCGGCAGCATGACGCCTACTGGTCCGTCCAGTGGGCGTCTGATACTCCTCCAGCTTGCGCCAGAAGTAGAATTCCAACTCTGAGCAACCATCGTGCAGTACTGTCATGTACTCTTTGCACAAGTAATCGCGCACGGCTCGTTGGTAGTCAGCAAGCGACGAGTTCTCGCCTACATACGGTACGTGTTTGCCGCCGCGAACCGTTGTTCCAAGTGGACCGATAGCCCAGGGTTGCGGATTGATACCTGTGATTCTGTAGATCATCTCACCTGTAAGCAATTACACCAGCTCCATCAACGGTGGTTTCTGATCAGGCAGGTAGTAGTATACACTATACCCGCATGATAGTGCAAGTTCGAGTTCGGTTCGCGCGCCTATCGATTTCGACCACCCAGGCATCAGAATAATGGAGTTGCACGTCATTAGAAGGTTGACAGCGTGCGCCATGTATGAACTGTTGCTTCGTGCGGCGCGCTGGAATTCAGTCTCGTCCTTGAACTTCGAGTGCGGCGAGGCAATTTCGAGCATGTGGTCTTCGAGTTGCCGCTTGGCCTTCTCAAATCCATCGTAGTTAAAGTTTGGCAGGCCCGTCATCGGACCTGCCAAATAGAACTTCTTTCTGATCATTTCACTCGCATTCATTAACCCTCCAGTTCAGCTTCGATCACCAGCCTATCGAGACGAACCACGTAGACTGGACGTGTGAGATCTACTTCATAATGCGCGCGGTCGAGACGAATCTTGAATGTAGGAACTTGCGCTGCAACTACACTGCCGTCAACGAGGCTAGTGTATCCGAATCGTTCGGAGCTGTGAACCGCTCCAGGCGTAAGCGTCTGCGTTATCGGCGAACCGAGGGAGATGCTACCGAAGCGCTCCGTTGTGTCTGATGTGCCAGGTGATAGAGTCACCGCGCCTGGTGCGAGCGATGCCGATCCGAACCGCTCCTGGCCCGGAATTGTGCCCGGCGTGACGGTCACAACGGGGGCGCCTAGAGCCACGCTCCCGAATGCTTCCCCCGATTGGGTAACACCGGGTGCCATGGATACAGCACCGGGCGCCAGCAGTGCTGAACCCGTACGCTCCTGCGATGCAGACGAACCAGGTGATAGCATCAATACGCCGGAGTTGAGAACCGACGTACCGAACTGCTCGCCTACGGGCGCCACTCCTGGTGTCAGTGTCACTGATCCGGGTGCGAGTGCAGAACTACCGAACCGCTCGCATGACCTACTCGTGCCCGGCGCAAGGTTGACAGCACCCGGCGCAAGTACCAGAACTCCGAATCGCTCGCCCGACCCAGACCCACCGGGGGAAAGGTTTACAGTACCAGGCGCAAGAACGTTTGTGCCGAATCGCTCGCCCGTAGCCGAGACACCTGGCGTTACTGTTGCTGCGCCCGGCGTTAGCGTCGGACTGTTGGCTCGCTCCTGACTGCGAACACTTCCAGGAACAAGCAGGGCTGTTCCAGGTACAATGACAGGCGATCCGAAGCGCTCTTCCGTACGAGCAGTTCCAGACAGAATTGTTACGAGTCCTGGAACAAGGATCCCACCAGTGGTGCGCTGGTCGCCACCATCCATCGTGCCTGGTGTTACCGTCTGACTTCCGCCACCCGTTACTGCAGGCGTGACAACAATGCGGATGATGATGGATTCTTCAAAGACATCGCTGTTCGTCCACACCGCCGTTGAGATCGCACCAGCAGTAGCCTGAACTGCCCTGCCGAGTGCAAGTCTCATGTTGTTGTTGCCGTCCGCACCCTGGATGTCCTGAACTTCAGTCCAGGTCAGTCCAGATGCGGGAACAGTCCAATTAGCAACATCAGGACTGAACTGCCGAAGGGCAGCGAAGTCCATAACGAGGCCATCGTCAGTAGTGGAAGTAACCGACGGCGGTGTATGGTTGGTGCCAGGCGCGCTCTGCAGTGAGGCTACAGCGTTTGTGAATGTAGTTCCATCTGCACCACGAACGAGAGCGCCAATGCACGACGTTCGACCAGAACTGCATGTCCAAGTATACGTCGTACTGGCAGCTGGATTCTTCTTCCACCAAGCACGAATGGCTCCACCGCCTGTGGCGATAGAGTTATCTGAAACGCTAAATTCGGTCCAGGTAGCATCAGGCTTTGTCATGGCATCTGCATTTGCAGACCCAGCAATACAGACTACAAGATAGTCATTCGTTGTTGGGTTTGCATCTGTGGTGACGCCCTTGCCAATGTTGCCACCGTCGCCTTGTACTGAGGTATACGAGGTGACGACACTTGCTGCAGTCATCCACGCTCACCTACCTTCGAGGCGAGAGCGGATTAGAGCTTGAAGATCTTGTACGGACCGTTGTCGAAGGTGACGCCAACCGGTCCGCCGTTCGTGGTCAACGGGAAGTTCGAGCTGGTAATCGGTGCGAGCGCGCGATTACCAGCTGCGAGAGCGTTCGCCAGGGCCGACACCGTCAGCGTGCGATCACCAGCGTTTGCGCCTGCGGTAAGTGTTGCTGTGCGACCATTGCTGAATGCCAGTACGGCACCGTTAGGGATCGCGTTGGTCAGCGGATCGACGGCGACGCTGGTTGCGGAACCAGCCGCAGCAGCAGCAACGGTCACGATGTGCTTGCCGGTCAGGTATCCGATGATGCGTGAGGTTGACGGAGTGCCGGTGTCCTTGTAGATGACAATCAGTCGCACGACGTTGCCACCAGCTACAACAGACCATGACGGGTCAGCAGCGTCAGCGACACCAGCAACAACTGTCTTGGTACCCAGTGTCTGGTCGGTACCGACGATGCAGGCGCTCACGTCATCGTACATGTCGCTGACGGTCGAGGGTCCGTAGTTGACGGCATAGCCGCCGGAAGTGTATGCGCTGATGCCGACAACGTTGGTACCCAGAACGGGATCGGTCAGTTCGAACGTGTTCGCTGCCTGGTTCGCGATCTTCCAGAGACCGTTCGCGGCAGTGTTGCCGCCGACGTTGTCGATGTAGACGAGGTCACCGTTTGCAAAGCCATGCGCCGTGCAGGTGACTACGATCGGAGTCGCAGCGGTTGCGCCAGTGATTGCCTTGATCGCAGTGTCAGTGGTTGCGACCGGATCGAGCAGGCCGATCTTAATGGTGTCCGTGTCCCAGTCGATAGATCCATCCAGGAACCCCTGGCGACCAAGCTCTGTCAGTCCGTTCATGCTTATGCTCCTACCGGGCGCGTGGTCGAGAGACTGATAAGTACGTTGCCTTCCATGATCCTGAAAGGCTCGCCGGTTCCGTCAATGACATACAGGTCGTATACGCCAGATGTCACGTTAAGTTCTGCTGTTCGCGCACCTGGAACATCAACGAGTACCTCGCCCAGTGCACCATTAATGGAGATTGTACCATCTTCGGTGGTATACTCAGCCAGAACGGTCGCCGACAACTTCTTGGTGCGGATCTGCATCTTGGCGGTCCAGCCAGTCAGTGGCTTGGCAACGCCAGCGACCAGTACGGCAACTGTGAATTCCAGTTTGCCGTACTGGTCGACCTGAAGATTTCTGGTTTCCGCCACGCAATCAGGTTAGTGCTGTGTCACGGTACGGTCAACTACTGGACGGTGCCATTTCCCTGCGCGGAGCAACCCAGGCCTCATACCCAGAATCTCCGTCGATGCACACTGGAATCATGACATTGCTTGGATTATACTTGAGCTTCACACTCGCATTTGGCGCGTGATTGAGCGCATCAATGAGCATTCTTGGTGTGAATAGGATCTTGATGCGAAGATGATCGGCCTGTCCAGTAAGATCAATCTCGTCGCCGAAGAGTCCGATGTCCTCGTTCTGCATGAATACGGCGAGACCGCCACGTCCGATGTAGATACTGAGGATTGGAGCACGATCTGCACCAGCGAATTGAACTGCCCTGTTAATGCGATCCAGCAGATCGGTACGATCGAAGCTCACCTCCTCCTCGTAGGCGAGCGAGGTGATCCTGTGAACGGGAGGCATTTCGCCACCGAGCTTAACGACTTGGATCTGTGTGTAGTCGTCAGGCATAGCGACGAACATATTACCAGTACTGCCAACCAGCACGTCACCCATCTGCTTCATGAGCGAGCCGATACTCCATGCTGGGATGACCATTGGTTCCTTGAGGTCAATCTCGCATGGAACGCGCGCGACCTTGTAGCGATCTGTCGCAAGCATGTGCTGCCCGTCGATGAGCACGCCGTTCAGTGGTGCTGGACCTTCCTTCGACGCAGCCCACTCTACGCGAGTGATGTTGCCACCGAAGTTCGGCGCATTGACGAGTTCGAGCGCATCTACCACCGACCACTCGGGATAGAACGGGTTCTGGTTTAGATTGAGCTGAACCTTCATTCGACCCGATGTGATAATGACAGGCCCCTTGCCGTCCCAGGTAAAGGTAACCTGCTTGCCGGTCGTGGCTGGGAGTGTGCCGATGACGCCAGCAAGAAGCTGACTTGGAAGGCGCCAACGACAAGGATCACCTTCGCACACGTTCGTGTCGATTACCTCGACGTAGAACGTCTCGACATCAGTTGCGCGGATGACACAGGGAGCATCAGTTCCAGGTGCGATGTCGAAGATAATGCCAGCTGCCTTGTCGAATGAGCTGCCCACCTTTGCTGGGGCCACGCGCGCAGCACGTTTCAAGGCATCCGCGATTGTTCCAGCTTCGAACGTGACCCTTGTTGTCATACCTGGGTTTCGTCTTTCTGGTCGATGACCGGCTCTTCTACTGTGCTGCGTATGGCCACGACGCACACAATCTCGTCTACGCTGATCGTGTGAAGTTTACGCGTCCAGTCTTCCGGCGTGTTCCACTTCATTCGAGTGAGATCGCCAGTCATCTCGTTGCGAACTGTGCCGATGTAGTCGCTGTCCACGACTACCTTGGCGCCGCTCTTGAATGTGATTTCGAGCTTCACGTGTTGCTCCGTCCCGCCGTTGCTTGACTAAGCCATCCCTTAATTATCTCAGGAGTAGGAATAACCTTGCCCTCCTCTACGTCTATGAGCAGGTAGCACGCCGACACTTCTTTGTGACCTAGAGGATCACCACAGAAGTGACAGGTGTGTCGATCGTAGTTGCATCGATCGCAACAATTATACGAGGGATGCTCGCCACCACACACCTGACAAAGGCCGAGAATCCACATAGCCTTGTCGTATTGAAGACCGCGAGCCTGAGCTTCTACGGCAGCAGCCACAACTTCGACGGCAATCTTGAATTCGCTAGACATCGAGACCAGGCAGTGGATCCATACTACTCACGTCCTCGGGAATGCTGCAGTTGAGGAAATTCTCGTAGTAAAAGGTCAGCTCGCGAAGTGTCGCCATCATGTCGTCGCGCACGCGGTGTTTGGCGTTGGCCTTCTGGAACTGAGGCATGAGCTGCATCTCTGCGAACAGGCCGGGGTTAGCCTGACGACAGACTTCCTTGATGGCGCTGACGTCAGCGTTGCGGTAGGTGAAGAATTCGTGCGCAACGCTGAGATCGGCAGCCCAGAAGTCCCTGTCGAATGCGACCGACGATCCGGTCATAGGAAACTTTCCAGCTTCAAGACCGCAGATCTCTGTGAGCCATTCCCAGATAGCCAGAGACACGAAGGTGGGACTGTAGTCTCCGTACTGCTTTCCGAGTCGGTGATGAATGAACTCGTAACCTTCGGGAAGTGCGCGAACCTCGGCGGCAAGTCCGTTCTCGACATGCATCTTTCGCACGAGATCAGAAGCGGTTGCGAAGGCGTCCTCCCAGCCCTCTGGGGCAACCAGCCACGAATTGACCGCCAGAGGGCTCAGCCACCGGTCGACGATCGTGACGCCGACTTCCAGAATGGCGTCCGTAGTCCAGTCGAGACCTGTGGTTTCGGTGTCGACGACAACATATGCCGCCTTGCTCGGGTCAATCAGATGTGTTGTCACGGGGTTTGTTTGGTCCTTCCGCAAGGTATCGGTTGACTTCTGCCTTGGAGATTCGCCAGCCCTTACCTGGCTTGATTGCAGCGATGCGTCCGTCTCGACACATCCGCTGCACAGTGGCCTGCTGAAGACCGAGGATAAATCCAACTTCCACGGGTTCGTAGAGTCTATCCTTGCCCGATAGCAGGTCTTGCGGGTCAGGTCCGGTGCTGGCAGTCACAACTTGCTCCACCCCTGCATGAGCTGTGGTCGCCCATCTTGCAGGCTTCGCAGATGAACTTCAGAATTCTCTTCATGTCACGGCCTGTCGTAGATGAGGAAGTAGCACGGAGTTGTCACGATAATAGCAACAAGAAGAAACCACAGGAACATCCTCAGTGCTCTTATCATGTGACGTACTCCTTTGTACGAAGTGCCTTCAGAATTGCGCGCGTTACCTGGGCATCTTCGATAACCCTGTCGAACTCTTTTGACTTTGCCTTATTGATTGCTTCGACGCGTTGCTCTGCGGTGCCGCGTGTGATGAAGTCAGTTACCTGAATCGGCTGCGTGAGGTCCGCTCCGATACGGTGTAGCCTGTCAACTGCCTGCTGGTTCAAGCCAGGAACAAATAGGCGATCTACACGGAAGGCGTTCCTCGACCACGTCATGTTGAGCCCTACGCCAGCAACCTGCGTCATGCAGATAAGAACGCCAGCCTGCGGTAGACTGCCCATCTTCTTGACGATATCTTGTCGCTCGTTCGGCGGAACATCACCGTGGAGCTGCATATTAGGAATGCCGACCTTTGTGAATCTATCAACAAGACACTGAATCACTGGTCGAAAGCGTGTGAAAATGACAACCTTCTCGTCACGCATAACCAGTTCGCTTGCGCGATCCACCACCGCGTCGAGCTTGTAGCTATCGTCGGGGTAGCCGAGGGTCGCTGGCGTAGCGCAGATCTGAAGAATCCGCATAAGGCGCAGCATGGGATCTTCGGTGTCGAAGTTCTTTTCGCTTGGATCAACATTGGCGATCTCAAATTCTTCCTCTGCCTGTTCGTACAATGCAAGCTGCGCTGGGTGCAGATCCACAAGCACCTGAATGTACTGAACTTCGGGGAGGTCGAGAACATCCTTTTTGAGTCTACGAAGCATAACCTGATTCAGGATGCCGTGGAGCTGCTTTCCGTTCTTGTGGCCCGTGACAGTCCTATTTTTGAAACCACCCATTACACAGTAACGGTTCCTGTATGCGTAATAGTTGGGGAAGAACTTCGGCGCGATGCGATTCAGCATCGGCCACAGTTCGGATACGTTGTTGAGCACCGGCGTACCTGTGAGGCAGATAGAACGATCGCCTTTTAGTGCGAGGCATGCCTTTGTGCGCTTGGCCTCGGGATTCTTGATCGTATGCGCCTCGTCGAAGATGAGCATTCGCGCGTTGAGCACATTCAGTTCGGCGAGATGGGTTTCAACCTGCTCGTAATTGACAATCAGGATCTTCGGCTTTTTCCACAGTGCGAACTCGACGATCTGAGCGGTGCGTTCGATTGAGGTAAGAGTACGTGGTCGTCCAGTTCTCGGGCTGTACTCTTGTCCCAGAATCTTGTACGGGATGCGCGTGAACTTTTCGATCTCGTCGGCCCAGTTACCACGAAGCGAGACAGGACATACCACGATGCACGTGTCACCCTGACCGGTAAACACGTCACCGATGAAGACAGTCAGAGCCTGGAGCGACTTCCCTAGTCCCATGTCATCGGCCAGCAGGGAGCTGTTCCAATGCATGAGCTGACGGATGCCCTCGACCTGATGGGGGTAGTAGACTACCTCATCCTTCAGGTAGGGCTCCATCGACTTCCGGGGGGCTGCCACTGGGTGTCCTCCATGTTCCGATGTGCCAAGTTCCGCAGAAGTTGTCGTAGTAGGCACTCTTGCTTCCATTGCGCCTGGCGGCTTCGAGTCCCTCTTCGAGGGAGAAGTAGTGACGCTTCTCCTTCAGCGGGAACTTCCACTTTACGACGTGCTGGCGAGGCCATTGCTCCTGTGGGATGTCCAGAGGGTCTATCATCCCAGCGCACTTATAGCTACAGTACAGACCCTTGATGATATACAGACAGAGATAGTTCCGGCACTTAAAGCATCTAATCCTGTTCGGATAGCGGTGTGCCGAGCCGGTCTTTTGCAATGCGTGCCTCCTCTCCGTCAGAATGACCCTCGTAGTACTCGTCCAGGTTGGCTTCGAGCTTCTCCAACTCTACAGGGGAAAGGGTAGATTCTCCATCCAGTCCCTGCCGGTACCCGAGATCATAGGAGACGTGACGATCACTGAAGATGCCGTCGACGTACGCTGTCTTGGGATCTTCGGCGAGCAGCGTTTCGTAATCCGGCTGGTCGATCGCAAGACCAGCGCGCATCTTCGAGATGCAATCCCGACACGCCAGGCGTCCACTACGTGACCGCAGGACAGCGCTATCCTTTTTCTTCCCATGCACCCACGAAGTAATTTCCTCGTGCGTGTCGGGATCGCTTGGATCGACACGGCGCTGACAAAAGCAGCACTGGTGCCGTGTCGTAAGATCAGGTTCCTCTTGTGTAACAGCGTTTTCTTCATGTGCCTCGTCTCCGGAGGGAGGATCAAACAAGGCTTCCTGGCAAGTTTCCAGTACCTGATGGTATCCAGTACCGATGTCAATCGTGGGCGAGTCCGTCGGTCCAGTGGACGGTTCCATCAGCGTCTACTCTCATCCCAGGTCCGATTACTGCTTCAGTGAATGGATCGCGCACCTGCTGGAGGACAGGCTCGCCGGACGGTGCGTCGGGATCGAAGAACTGACTTACGTCAAAATCCCTTTGTTCGGGCGTCAGCTCGGCCACTAGATGCCGTGCATCGAGGTCTCGTGCGCCGTGCTACCACAGGTCAGGCACGCCTTGTGCTTGAGTTGCAGGTAGACCGACAGCTGGCCCGACAGGTAGTGCGGAAACACTGTGTCAGCTTGCGTTGCAAGATGCTGCATGAGCGTGAACAGCGTGTACGTGTGTTCAGCGTTCATCTCTCTCATCATGCGGTCGATCGAGGCGCGCAACTCTTGCGCCTGTGCATGCGCGCGATCGTGGGCTTCTTGCTGAGCCTTGATGAATGCAGCTGGTCCCACGATTACCATTTCTCCGTCACTGTGCGTCTCGATGTCTTGATCATTCTCTTCGTTTTCATCTGGAACGTCGGCATCTTCGCTCATGATTTCCTGTCTTGTATGGTATCATAGAGGCTGGCCCGGTAGCCACACACTCGACTACCGGGCCAGCTTTACCTTGCAGTGCGAACTAGAAGGGCAGTGCCTCGTCGTCTCGGGCACTGCCAACGACTGGCGTTGAAGGTGCCGAAGTCGTCGGGAACGGCATACCAGCAGGCTCGACCACCAGGCCAGTAACTACTGGCGCCGGAGTCACGACGACGGGCTGTGCCGCCTGCGCTGCCTGTGCAGCAGCCTGGTCCCGCTGCCACTGCTCGAATGCCGCGCGCTGTGGATCGACGGCGGGCTGGGCGGGCTGGACAGGTGCTGCCGTCGACGGTTGCACGACGGTCTGCTGTCCAGGAGCCCAGCTGTTGTTGCCGAAGCCAGCATTGACGTTCTGCTGAGCGATGTTCTGACCGGTCACGTTCTCCTGCTGCTTGTCGTCGTCGTCGTTGCGCGGCGGACGAGTCACATAGCCTCGAACCTGAAGATAGTTCTGCTGGTACATCGGCCAGAGTCCCTGGTCGGTGCGCCCTGTTGCCACCATGGTCGGAACGTAGTACTTGTTCTTACCACGCATCTGTGCAGTAAGGCCCCACCTGCCGCGGATGGCAAAGGCGGGAAGCTCCTGTCGGTGGATGCTTCCGAAGAACGACTTGCTGATGTTGATACTGGAGCGCTGGGCAGTGAACAGCGCGAGCATCGATGGCTCGTTACCCTCGGATGCGTAGAGGAGTACGATGGCGTGCTGCTGGCTGCACCAGGTCTTCTTGCCGTCTGGGTGACTTCCCCACGTAGCGAGGCGACAAGTTGAGCAGGGAAGCGTCGTGCGTCCCGCCTCGTTCTTGGCGAAGTCGTTCGGATTCCAGCCGGTTGCCTGCCAGGGGAAGGCCTCCAGCGGGTCTTTGCTTGTGGTGTTCGGGTAGCCAGCCGAGTTGTCGACCGAGCGACACATCGGCTTCTTCTTGGTGCTGTCGTCCATGATGGCGGGCCACAGCACCCGCTGCTTCACGAGACCCAGCGGAATGACCTCGATAACCGGGTAGGCCAGCTCCGGTGCAAGGCTGTCGACGTAGCCACCCATCTCGTGATTGATCGAGAGTCGTGGGAGCTTGAGGTCTTCGACACCGAAGTCCTCAAGGCCGGTCACAGAGTCGTCATACACTCCGGGACCAACCAGATCGGTACCTGGCTCTGTCACGTTTTGTCCGTTCTGCCGTTTTGTCTGTTTCACAGGACTTGTGTGGTTCTGGCGTTACTGTACGCGGATTAGTACGGCCATTCCTGAGCGCCGACCTGTGCGACCGTTGAAGCTTCCTTCACGGCAGAGAGGTACTTGAAGTACCCACCCAGTTCGTTAAGGCGAGCAACATGCGCGCGGTGGTTGTACTCCACCGACTTCACCTGAGCGTTGATAGCGTCACGCCGCGCCATGGCGTCGAGCCGGAGCCGGTTGAGATCCACCAGTTCCTGGCTGTGTGCGTAGGCGAGCTTGATGTGACGCTCGAACTCCGTCGGACGCATCTCCGGATTGTTGAGCGACTCGTAGACGAGGATGTCCTGGCGCTTCCGCTCAATGTCGGCATCCAGGTTCCGCGTCTCGGTCTCGAAGTTTGCCTGCGTACGGTAGAGATCCGCGAGCTGCGAGGTAAGCTGCTCCGCCTCAATCCAGGTGCGATGGACTCCGAGCTTGTCTTCCGCGTACGAGATTGCCCTGTTGCTTCCCATGCGCCTATCCTAGATCGCAGGATACCGGCATGTCAACCTATCGCCACGAAAAGCATGTTATCGGCGCGGCTCGGCTACGTCAAGCAAAGTGGGTCATCGTTTGAATCTTGATACCACGACGCTTACACCAGCGGACGAACTCGCTAACATTGACACGCCAGTCAGGTCTCTCGTCCGCCGGTGCGATGTTGACTGCGTCCATCTGATGTGACGCCTTGATGCCAGACGATCTGCCTGCGTAGTACAGGTAGGTATTCATGAGGTGCGTTTCACTGATGTTCAGCATCGAAGCAAGCTGGTCCGTAGTGAACAGGAAGATCACTGGCGGTAGGCCGACGCTTTGGCCGGTCATTCCCGAGTCAGGCCTGCCCATCAGAAGAAGCCCTTCATGCGCTTATCTGCCTCGCGCTTCGTGCGGTAAGTTGCGACTTCGAGTCCGAGCTTCAGGACGTTGTCATTGAAGCCCATAAATCGCATTGGCTTGGTGCCGATCATGGCGAACCCCTTGTCGGCCCAGCGATTGAGGACTGAATAAATCGCGCCTTGACTCGGGGAGTTCTCTGCGTCGATCATGAGCGAGATTGCGTCAGTAGTAAGCAACTCCCAGGGAAGGAACCCGTCCAACCAGAGCTTACAGACGATCTCAACGTTCGAATCCAGCTCGCCGCGTCGTCGACGCTCGCCCGTCTCTTCGCGCTGCGACTCGTCGGCCTCCTCGCCAAGAACCCTCACGCGCACGAGGTTTGCCAGCTGGTCAGACACCTTCGGAGATGCAATCAACTGGCGGTACATGTGGTACGGGTCTGGCGGAATCACCGTGACGTCATTACCGGCGGGCAGGATTGTCACGCGCCCGGTGCCCGATTTAACGGCCTCCACGATGTCCCTAACGGCCGTATCCGGCATGTCGTTGGGTAGGGTGACCGGCGATGAAGCAACGGCCTCCATGGCCCGTACCGTGGCAGCCAATGCATGACACCAGCAAGTACATGTTGCTCCACTGAATCGCCAGACGTATTCTCCCTGGCAAGACTGCATGAGTGTACCCAGGTAGCTGAACGTTTTGCTTCCCTCGTGGGCACCGTTGGCACAGTGTCCAGTCACGTAAGGGAACTTAGTCCCCGGAGGATACTCGTCTACGGGCGCGGTCTTCTTCGACTTCGCGGGCGGCGTTGAATCCACTGCAAATGCCTGTGATGGGATATTCGACGAGAGGTCCGGTAGCGGGAGAAAGGTCGAAGGTTGTGTCGGCGTGGGCAGAGGAAAGTCGAGTACTACCTCCGTCAGCCTCTCGTCCGTCGACACCGAGCTGTCCACCGGAAACGGGAACATCGTACTCCCCAGGGATTGACTTGATGAAGAAGATCTCTTCGATGCGAGTGACGTGCATGCCTTCATGTGTTGCCCACTCGCGAATGTTCTCGTAGTTCAGAGCATCCATTACAATGCTGTGATGAGCGCCCGCTCGGTCCGTGCACGTAGGCGAGAAGGCGCACGCACCAGCCTTTTTATCGTCAGGGCTGTGCATGACTGGCGGTAGCAGCTTGAATGTCACGATGAAATGCATTACTTGTTTCCACTCTCGCGCATCTCATCGAACGTCATGCCGATGTAGCGCATTGTCGTGTTGACGTCAGCGTGACCGAGCCATCGCTGAAGAAGTGTGATGTCTCTTGTTTGCTTGTACAGAACCGTCGCGAATGTCGCGCGCAGGTCATGACTAGCAACTGGACGAGATATGCCAGCCCTGACGCCCAGCTCCGTAATGAATGATCGCGCACCACGGTCACTGTAGTTAATCAGTCGCTCACGTCCGGAAATCTGAACGGCGATGATCTGCGGTGCCAGGAACGTGAAAGCTCGATTCGTCACCGGGATGACTCGAAGCTTCTGCCCCTTACCCCACACGCTGATCGATAGTCCCGAAAGATCGATGTGACTATCTTTCAGCTCTAGAGCTTCATGCATGCGAAGTCCCTCGCACCCGAGTAATGCGACAAGTGCTCGCTTCTCGTCAGTGTCGCATGCAGCGAGCATCTTGTTGAGATCATGTTCGCGATTCGGAAGGGGGTGCGCCTCTGCGGTTGGAACGGCTGGAAGCTTGTAACGCTTCAGGACGTCGCCCTCAAACCCCAGGTATTCCTTCAATGCCAGGATGCTCGCCTTGCGTCGACGAATCGTCATCGGAGCCAACTCGATATCCGTCGACAGCTTCAGCCATGTCGCTGCCAGCCTCGGCAGGTCCTCCACCTGAAAGGACTTGACCCCCAATTCCTTGAAGAGCATCTTGATATCGCTGGAGTACGCCTTCACTGTGTGCACCGACCGGGAGAACTGAACGTCGGACAACCAAAGTCGGAAGCCCTCGATATCCTCGGTCGTCAGAGTCGTCACCTGTGGCATAGTCATTCCGTGCTTTCTCGTCTAGAGCCCTTACGATAGGCTCGGCTAGATCGGTGGCAACAAGCACTGCGAATCTGAATGCAGCAAGCTCTGGCAAGGTCAGCCGCGATAGGTCGATTACCGTGGTCGAGTTCCCTCGCGTGAGCGCAACGCAGATATGATCGTAATCGTCTTTGTCTATCTTGGGAATATTGACAGAGACCTGATGCCAGGGAAGTCTACACCAAACGGCACGAGAGGCCTTGCTGAAAACATTGCCAGGTTTACGCTGTCCATTACTGATCTTCACTTCATGTTCCCTTCGGCGGCGCGAACACGCTCAAGTGCTGGTGACTGCATGCCCGGTGCGCCACTGTATGCAGGACGTATGTAGTCCTCGTCTACCTCGATGCACTCGTCGCACAACCATCCGACGGTTCGAGTTCGAAGCGTCTTGGCGCCAGCACCCATGGTTGTGAACGCGATCTTCTTGGCAGTTAGAAGCTCGCGGAGCGTTTTGCGAAGACAGACGGAACACTTATACTCTGAATAGCCAGGCATGACTTCCCTAGGGATTAATCGATGTCAATCAGGGCGAGTGCCAATTCGCTAGCCCTGTAACAGGGGACGCACTGATTATAGTACATGGTGGTCATCACCTGCGCGAAGACTTCATTCAACGGATCGGGCTGGTTTCGATTCAGGAAGTTCCTGAGCATCTTTGTTGTTCCGTAGTTGTGAATCGGTGCCGTGCAGCCGTGATTTCCGCCAGCAGTCAGATCTAGGAACGCGCTCACGACATCGATCTGCTGTTTTGCAGCTGGCTCTGTGAGCATGTCGTTCTCGATCATATCAAAGACCCAACCGAGAGGGTCTACACCGTACTCTATTACTTCCTGCTTCGTGAAGTACTGTGTCACAGGATCCGGACGGAACGTCTGAAGGCAGACAGTCAGCTCTCGATAGTCGTTCCCCTCCCAGTCGGACACTGTACCGATAGTACAGGCGACACGGTGGAGGATATTACCAAAGAAGGGTAGAGCGACCTTCATCCAGCCAAGACCAGCATTGTGCTGGATGGTGTTCCAGAGCATCTCTACACCGCCGCGCGTACGAATGAAAGATCTCACTGTTTGGCAAAAGTAAGCATCATTGCACGAGCACTTAAATGCAACCTCTGGAAGTTCAACGTTTGCGGGGGTGGGTAGGACTTGGGGCGAGACTATGTGTTTGCCAGGCAATGCAGGTGACCGTGCGCTGGGTGGCGGCATGATTGGTTTGTCCTTTGGCAACTGAGTTTCTATGTAAGGCTTGAAGCGCAGTGCCGAGACTGCACGTGTGACCTTGCCAGTACGTTCGAGTTGTTTGAATTCCTTGTCAAGCCTGTCATACATTGCTGACCTGTACTCGTCTACCAACCGAGAATCAGCTCCATACGGGACCACGTGACTTGAACGTAGAACCTCCCAGACGGCTCTGTACTCTGCCAGCTCGCGATGACCGAGGAGCCAGTACCTGACTGCAGGCTCGCCAGGGAAAGCATCCGTTTCGATGTAAGCCTCAAAGCGCTGTCCTACCTCATTAACCCAGTATCGATTAATGTCGCGAGGGCCGATGACTGTCGATTTGGTAGTGCTGAACGATACTGCGAGAACTTCCTTTAGATCCTCCTCGGTGTGGTACTTGCGTTTAATTGCCATTCCAGTCGCCTCTGTTTCCAGATTAGAATGCGAAGTCGGTCCGGAGGGATCAACATCAGGTCTTTATACTTCTCCATGTCATCAGCGCACATCAGTCCGCCCATGCATAGAACTTCCAGCGCGCGTCCGAGTTCAGCGTCCTCGGCGGCAGCTTCCTGCACCTTCGACGTTTGCTGTAGAGCAGTTCGTGACGGCAGAGTTGGTGGCGATACCACTGTAGGCAGCGCCCTCATCACGAACTTCTTTGGTTCCGGAGGTGTCTCGGATTTCACAGTCTTAGCGGGCGCCCTGATGACCTTCGTCTTTGGCTTTGTAGCTATGCACGTACAGGGCATGCTACCGCAGAACATGCACGGATCGACCGTCATGCGTCCCATACGGGTATCCTAGCACTACCTATCGTAATATGCAAGCCCGTCCTTATCGCGACGTTCGTATAGCACTTCATCGCTAGCTCGCAAAACTTCGAGACGATCAATCTCGTCGCAGATCCTTGTAGCCCAGGCGGCCCTCTTGTCTGCAGGTATTCTGTTCATAGAGCCGTACATAAGCTTGCGTTCGAGTCGTTCGATATCGCGAGAGATCTTCCATCGCATATGCTGTTGCGGATGTTTCTTCGTGTCGAACTGTGGACACACGCGAAACCTGCCGATCTCGCATTTGCACTGATTGCACTGTTCGCACCATTTGCCGCAGTACAGACACAGTCCGATTCCAGACTGGACAACGTGATAGCGTTCCATCACGAACATCAGAACATCGCAATCGGGAACATCGCCTCGTCATCCTCACTCGGCGTAGGGCCAGCGATAGTGTTGATGCGATTCACGGTGACTCCAAACATACTGGCCAGATCCTCAGGGCGCATGCCCTGCTTGTGAATGCCGTCCTGGATCATCGTGCGCTCGGCTACGGTGAAGTCTCGGACTGGCGTAAGGATATCGGCCTTAGGCTTCACAGTCTTCTTGGCTGCCTTCAGCGGCGCGCGTGTCTTAACCGGCTCAGGTTCGGGCTTGGCGTAGGCGAGCGGCGCCGCGGGGTAGTAGTTGTAGCCAGGCGTTGCCTCCCAGGGGATTTGCCCTGTGCGCATCTGCCAGCGCTTGTGCGCATGAAGAAGGATGTCGTCACGTGAACGGAAGTATGGAATCGACATGAATGCAAGGCACATTGCGGTTCCGAATGCCTCATGCTTTGCTTTGAGTTGACCCATCTCGGGAAGATTCAAATCCAGAATCCTGTCGATCTGCCCATCCAGTAGATCCCACATCTTCTGCAGGACGGTCTTGCCGGACGGCATCATATCCGGCTTAACTTCAGCAGGACAGATATGACCATCCAACTCGCGACATGCCGACTCCTCGGTGCTGCCGTACGCGACAGCCATACACTCAGTGTTGGCATCACAGAAGTACGTGTAGTGATATCGAACGTCAGGGCCAATCCTGACAGTCGATTTGGTGATGCCCCTGGGAGGAGTTGCCCAGAAGGTCTCGCGGTCGAATCCCATTCTCATCTCCCAGAACATCTTGCTTGGCTTGCCGCAGGAAGGGTGGACCCACCATTGATCTCCAATGTGAGCCCACCCCGACTGGGTATCGCATGTGCAGTACATCATCCCAGCAATTTCCACGCCGCCGCCACGAGAACGATAACCAGTGCGGCCAGCTGTAAGAATCCACGCCAGTGTCCCATTACCTACTCCGTCCTATCCCTGCGCGCGTCCAGTACGCGACACCGTGCTGCCAGAATTTCGGACGGGCTGGCGCTGAGAAGGATTCGCCGTGCCGAACGGCGGGCCATCATGCCATGGAACTTCTTGCTTGCAGCATCAACTGACCAAATGAAACCGAGAACGACGAACATCCAGACGATGACGATGAGATACCAGATGAGTTCAGGTGCGGTCGGCACGACTTCCTCCTATTCCAGTTCGTCATCCTCGGCGAACTCGTCCTGCGGTTCCTGTTTCTCGAGATCTTTGATGCGATCCTCGGCACTGCGGTGTCGGTGGCCGAGGTCCACGTGCGAGATGTTGTCGTGCATGAGTCGTGCTGTTGGCTCGTCCACCGCATTCAGAACACTCACCAGGATGCCGTGTCGATCCGCGAGGTGCTGCTTCACGCTTGCGTCAGCAGGAATGACGCGAACCCAACGCTTTACGACACGCTTTTTGCGGATGCGTGGGCTCTCGACGCACGATTCAATCTCGATAAGCCTGACGATCTGGGTGTTGCCGTGAACACGAATAGCAACGCCATCCGCGCTCACGGCCAGAATCTTGCCTTCGATCTGAACCGCGTCGTCAGCCTGACCGAGGCTGAGGCGCATCACCACGTACTTCTTGAAGTACCGGTGCAGGTCATTGATGTGTACTGGCATTCTACCTCGCTGTCAGGATTTTTCCGATGAATTCAATCACCTTGATGACGTCTTCGTCGGAATCCACTCGAACTGTAGGCAAGCCATACCTCGATGGTGAATCAGTCTGGATGCCGACGCAGACGAGGTGAATACCCTGTCGCTTGTATTCCTTGATCTCACGCTCAAGAATGACGAGTTCTTCATCCTTGTTCGCGGCTGGCATCTGACCATCCGTGAAGTAGATCACGATTCGGTCGGTTGCCCTGTGCTGCATTGCGATTTTGCGGTAGTACTCGAAGCTGTGACCGTCGAGGTTGTCACTGATCGGAAGTACGCTCGCCAGCTTCTCCTTGGCGGCATCATTCCACGCCTCGTGTTCCTCCTTGAACGGAAGGAAGTAGTTGTAGAACTGCGTACCGCTACCCATGGGCCGGAATGGCTTCAACGGAGAAGGGAATGCGCTGTGCATATAGCCAGCCCACGGCACGCCGACGCGAGTCAACAGATCCGACAGGCCGTGCATAATGCGCTTGATCTTCTCGTTCCGCATGTTGCGGTCCGTGCTGAATGAAGCGTCGCCACCCAGGATCACGAAGTAGTCTCGCTTTGCAGGGACGACCTTCTTCTGGAACAACCTTGGATCATTGACCGGCGCTCGTCTACCCAGCACGCGGGTGTTGATGCGACCAGACTTGCGGTTGCGGTCGTGTGCTGCGCGGAGGTTGTCATCGAAGACGCGGCGTGACTGTAGTACGACACGTCCGATGAGTGATTCCGCAGGGGCGAATAGCTCTGGCAAATCCTCAATGGCGCAACCGTGATGCTGTGCCGCCATGGTCGGATCCCACTTGATCCCCCAGTGTGGGTACTCTGCTATCTCGTTGCCAGCGACTTCGATGCTGGGCGCATCGAACTGCCCAACCTGGTTGATCGCCAACTCGAGAACCCGTAGGATCTTGTAGTCGTAGTCCTTGCCATCCTCGTAGCCGAGGATCTCGGTCAGATCGTCGTCGGATAGCGTGTCCAGTAGGCCGTCACGATCGCCAGCACCGTGAACCAAGAACTTGGATAGGTCCCGTGCTACATCGTCCGGGGTGCCGTGATCCATGTCGGATGAAGCATCCTGCGCCTGGCTCTGCGTTGGGGTCGGCATCGGACCGTGCTGCTGCGAGCCAGCACTGCCGAAGATGTCCTCCTGGTTGTCGATATCCCAGGGGTTGTCCGACTCTAGATCCAGAGGGTAGTCAGGCTCCCCATCTTCGGCCTCGACCTCAGCATCAGAGTCGCTATCGCCGTCTGAGGCCACAACCTCGTCACTTCGATCATCTCTTGCTGTCGGCTCGACATCCCGTCCAGCGCATGACTCTGATGGAATGATCTCTCCGTCAGCACCCACTTCCGATGGCGCCTCGTTCCCGGCATTGCCGACTTGACTTTCCAGTTCACCGCTCCCCTGAACTGTCGCACCTTGCTCACCCGACCCACTGATACCAGCAGCGTCGGTCGAGTTGGATTGCGCATCAGATGACGAATCAGCCATGCCTGCTTCAGGGCTGGAACCCTCTCCAGGAACGTCTCCTCCAGCTGATGCGCTGTCAGACACGGACGGATCGCCTTCACTGACCTGATCGCCAGGTGATCCCCCGGAGGAAGGAAGTGATGTACCGTCATCTAGTCCTTCACCTCCACTACCAGCCCCCGCTCCTTCAGATCCTCCAGTAGAATCTGCATCGCCCGAATCGCTTCCCCCTGGACCTGAATCAGTTCCGTCGCTTCCCGAATCGCTGTCGCTTGTTCCTGGATCAGCTGATCCTTGCTCGCCAGCTTCGCTCTCAGGTCCTCCAGAGCCATCACTGACCGAGTCATCGGTACCGGAGGAGGATCCGGAATCTCCTTCGCCGGTGCCGGAATCCCCAGGATCCCCGCCGGACTCAGGCCCGCCCTCGCCATCGCCTGCCTCATCGCCAGACCCCTCGGCGTCTCCATCGTCGCCAGTTTCGCCATTTCCCTCAGGCTGAGGCTCGGCTGGGGGGTCCACAGGATCCTCAGGTTCGCGGACACACTTCGGAACCAAGCAGAAACCAAGTTCCTGCGCACGTCGGAACACCTCCAAACTCAATACGAAGATGCCGTGCGCATCCTCGACAAACAGTGCTCGATTGCAGATGTTGATGATCTTACTGTCAGCCAGCGCAATCTGCACATCAGGATGCAGTGTGTCCTGCGTCTGATAGTTTGCGGCTACCATCTGCAGGCCGATCATGAACTGCGAGTCGAGTGGCGCCTCTGACCAGGACAGATACTGATCGATACCGACCTCGGAGCCCTCAGTAAGGAGGCGCTCCATGTTCATCGTGAAGATGTGCTCCATGCCGGGCCGCGCCGTGAACGTCATCCGATTGACTCGACAGTCCTCAAGTACATTGAAGATCATCGGAAGGTACGGATTGAGCACGTTCAACAGGGTCATCGAGTCGCACGTCCGGCTGCGCACGTAGCCGAGTTCGTTGCGAACAAAGCTCCAGTGCTCGCAGTCATAGTGATGCCACTCGTTGATGTATTCTTGAGTCAGATCGAAGGACTGTCTTGAAGCCTCAATCTGCGTCTTGCCAGCAATATGCGCAATCTCATGGAACAGGTAGAAATCGATAACCTCACGGATCTGGCACGCCTGACATACCTGTTTGCCAGAAGCATCTCGTTCACCACACTTCGAGCGAAGATGGGGCGTCTTGGACGCAAGCCCCAATGGCGGCCGAATGAAGATCTTGTTGCCCTTGGTGTGCGGAGTGTCGGTTGTGATCTCAACCTGCACCTTGGCGTTACCCGTCGCAGTGCGCGCGAAGTGAACGAGCTGTGGCATCATGCCACGAAGAACCTGAACGGCCTTCCATGCAGTCTCTTGTGCGGTAGGATCAAATCCAGGCACTCCCCTACCGCTCCTAGACCTTGCCCTTGCCATGCGATCACCTCCCTTTTCACTGACACTCGGTACTGACACTCTAGGGGGTGCCACGGAGCCTGCCGATCCGTGGCACCTGACTAGTGGGTCAGGCTACATGTTTGCGACGGCGCCGAGCGTGTCGGTTGTCGGAGCTTCGTCGTCGTCCTCGGACTCGACGTCGTCATCCTCGTCATCTTCGTCATCCGCCTGGGGCACGTCGGCGAAACGTCCGATGAGGTCGATCTCCTCGTCGGTGTAGACGGGATGGCCGTCCTCGATCGCCAGTCGGTCGAGGCCGCCGACGAGGTCCCCGAGGGTCTGCAGCTCGTCCTCGCCGAGGTCCTCGATCAGTTCGTTGAGTGCGCGCGGATCCTTCATTCCATCTCCTCGTTGGTTGATGTGTCCACCTCGTAACCGGAGGGTACGGGTGCGTACGGGTCCAGGCACCAGGCCAGTTCGGGCGTGATCTCCGGCTCGGCCTTTGGCCTATGAAGTCTGGGCTCCCGGTCGTCGGGAAGGTCGCCCAGGATGTGCACGATACGAGGCATTCTTACTCCGTGAAGTGAGAGTTGATAGTAGTTGTCATCGCCTCCCACTGCGCGGGTTCGAGCGCGTCTCCGATTGCCCGACGATAAGCCGTGACTGGATCGAAGTACCTCAGGGAGCGGACGAGTTTGATCTGATGACGAAGGCCCCAACTGGTGTGCAGAACGCCATTTGCGGCCGATTCACGAAGCTCCTTGGCGGCTGCCATGACGGACTTCATCTGCTTCTCCGGGACCACCCAACGGTCGCGCTCAACACGACGCTGGAGAATCTTGATCTCCAGCTCCTCGGGCGGATAGTCGAAGAACACATGGGACATGCGACTGTTATCGGCATCGGCAATCATCTGTGCGCCGACATTCAGTACGCCCCACTGAGGATTCATCGCCATGAAGAAGTAGCAGTCATCATGACGGTAGTACTTCTGGTCGTGCAGGTGGGCGAGCTTCAGGGTCTTCCGATTGTCCATGAGTGGACGGAAGAGTTGCCAGATCTCTGCAGGTGCAGTGTTGGGCTCGTCGGCAAGCAGGATACCCGGCCTCGACCACCCGATTGGCAGCTCCCCGAGGTGAGCTACCGTCTCGCCGTTCTCGAAGAGCATCTTTCCTGCAACGCTATCGATCTCGGAGCTACCGTCGAGGCCGATATACCGGAATGGCGCCTGCATTTTCCAGGCGATCCATCGACCCATTTCGGTCTTGCCAGTACCGGCCGCTCCCCACGCAGCTGGCACCTCGTCCAGTTTCATGAACAGAACGGCGAAGGTGTACAGCAGTCCACCGTGATCTGCGTAGTCCTCAGGAGCCTCGCGATCACCAGTGTTCGGGATCAAGTCAAGGTCGTCATCATCGAACAGACGCTTCTTTGACTTGCCATCAGGCGTCAAGACCATGGCATCACGATCGAAGATGGGCAGGTATACAGGCTCCCCGTACCCCTTGGGGTCTTCGACCTTGCGCCAAGCGCGGATGCCTCGCTTGAGGCGCATTGCATCACTGACTGGACGATCGGTCTGGTAATCCTTGGGGTCGACGAAGTGTGTGAGTGATGACTCGTACTGTTGCGCGACGTCGATCTCGCCGAATGTTGCACTGTACTGCGGAAAGAAAACAAACGTCTTCAGTGGGTCAACCGGGCGGATGCCAACCTGACGTCGGAAGGTGCCGCACTTCTGTGCGTACAGATTCAGACGCGCGTTGGGCATAAGCGATCCGGTCGCTCGGCACAGACTGCCAGTCCAGCCGGTAACCTTCTTGACCTCAACCTGGTCGACGTAGTTCACGCAGCTGATACAGTTCGGAGCGTCGCTTGCGTCCGGGAAGGATCGATGTGCCGACGCTGCCTCTGCATCCATGCCGACTCGCAGAATCGGTGCAGAGTTGGGACCAAGCGGCGTGATCTCGCCAGAGTATCCGAAGTCGCCACAGTTAGCGGCAATCTTCTTCAGAACCCTGCGACTTGTGTCGGCACCCTGCACTGGCTGGATGAGGGGCAGCATCTTGAGACCACAGACAGGCGAGGCGATGTTCGTCGACAGCGCATTCGTTTGAGCAGCGCCCGTGAGGAACGAGGGACACGTACGGCACGTGCGCTCGACTGTCGTTGGTCCAGTGGCGGTCGTGGCAGTAGTCACTGGAACCTCTCGGCTTGAGTTATATGGCTATCAGGCGTGCAGGGCAACGTGAAGCAGACTCGGCTTGCGGGAACTCGGGTGAAGCTTGCCGAAGATCACGCGACCGAGGTAGTCGAGCTTCTCGATCAGCGTACCCTCCTCGCGCTTGACTACGAGCAAGACGGTTGCGGCAGCGGCCAGTACCAGGGACAACTTCAGCATAGCTTCTCCAAAGAAGGGTTACCGTTGTTGCATCGCAGGTGTTTCGCGATACGCCTATCCTAGCACTAGGATCGACGGCAGTGCAAACGGATAAAACGGACAAAAGGGGTGCGTTACCGTTCCGTTATAAATCACTGAGTTACAGAGTGAACGGATCGAACAAAATACCGCTTGCGTTTTGCGCCCCTAGCGTTGCAATGGGTGGTCGGACTATCGATGCGGGGATATCGGCCGTCACCGTTGATTCTACCGGGCTAGCGGGGGGTGCCGTCGCGTACCGGTTGACGGGTGTCATGACGGATCGCGCTCTGGTCATGATGGTTTCCGACATGGCACCGAAGGTAATGATTTCAGTGTCGCCAGGGTCATCGTAGGCGAGCAGTGCTGCGTACGACATATGGCCCCTGACGTACGTTACGATTGCCCCTTCGATGATTCGCTTGAAGGTCTTCCACAGGTTGAGATGAGACTGGCACGCCCATGCAGGCACGCCACTCTTGAACATGCCGACGGCTAGACTGTTGCACTCGGGCACCTCGCATGTGAGGTTCCGAATAGCAAACTCACGCCTTAGCTGGTCATCATCAACCAGGTCAAGTGTGTGTGCTCTTGATGGACGTGCGTATCCCATTGCTCACCTACCGAGTGCGGTATTGCAGACTTTGACCTTGCTGTCGTACGCGTTCTGTAGTTCCATGAACTCGTTCGTTGCTGTTCGAGTCTTTGACAGTGCTGCATGTAGCTCGTTGCCTGCGCGGATAAGACCCTGATGATCTTTCTCAACGATGGCAACGCGTGCACGGCTGATGATATCGGTGACCTGACTGCTCTGCGTGTTGACAGAGTTCATCAGTGGCACCATCTTTAGTGCAGTGTCGAGTGCGTCTATGCAGTCTTGTGGTACGGATGGAGCTGTGACCGTGACCGTTATCGTCTTGGTTACCGTGACTGCTGGTGCCGGTTGACGATCTGGAAGTTCGGTTGGCTTGCAACCGCGACCACAGAAGAAGAACAGGATCGCGGTGAGGACTAACAGAATGAACGCGAGGCAGCCACGCCCGTTTGAGGCAGATTGAGGTACCGTTTGATACTCTACGGTAGGAATGACGACTGTCGGAACATCACTGAATTCAGGCGGCGTACTGTTCGCATTAGACCGGCGAAGATCATCGATGTTGAAGTCGTCATTCACGCCTACTCCTTTGGTGCGTCGACCTGGTCATCGGCCTTGTCATCAGACTCCGGGGTCTGAAATGTCGGCAGGTCGATCCGCGTTGCACTGACACTCGTATCCCTTGGCGGATGAACCGCACCGAGTTTGCCGTCCTTGCTGAACACCTCGGGCACCACCGGCAGATCGTCTGGGTTATCGAAGAAGGTGTTGCCCTCCGGGACCTTGAATTCCACAGTCGGATCAGCCAGAGACCGATACTGACCCGACGGCCAACCGTACCCCGGACGGTTGAGGCGAGCGAAGTCATCGACGCCCAGGTCTACGCCCAGCTCTGTTGCATCAAAGGGCTCCAGATTACTTACCTCGATGTGTGTGTCGTGCTCGGTCACCCGACGATGAACCTCAAAGAGTTCCCTGGGAAGATCCAGATCGGCAGGGAACTTCTTGTCAAGGTCAAGGTTATCTGATACGTAGTTCTGTGCCAGACTGTTCTTGACCTTTTTGTCATGGGGCTTTTCGGGCCGTTCTGCCTTGGGAATCGGAGGCCTCGGAGTGAACTCCAGCTTGTTAAGCCTTCCGATGTCAATCATGCGCGGCTCCACAACGAGCCTGCTTGTATATTCGCCTGACGGCATGTCATCTGGTTCATTAACGGTGACAACCTCCACCTCAGCTTCGGGTTCAGGCTGGTCTTCCAGGTGCGTCACCTCTGCGCGCGCAATCAGCAGCTCGCCGTGCTCGCCCGTGTCGGACGCACTGTCCAGCGGCGCCAGCTCCGGACCATCGTCGTGACGCAGCGAATCAGTATCGACGGGCGCCTCGGCTACCGGGGCCGAGGCGACAGCGTCAGGATACTCCTCCATCTCCTCCCACACCTTGGCGTACATACCGTTCTGGATGACGGTGTGAATACCCCGACCCCCGAATCCGATCTCGATATCACCCCTATCGTTGATGTGCCAGTGGTTAAACTCGTGAGGCTCCCAGATGACGTGCACTGGCGGGTGGCTAGACGGCTTGCCGTGCAGGAACGGATGCTCCAGTACGTGGAGCTTCGTGACCTTCATCGCATTCTCCTGTCTCGTTTTGACAGACTGCCGATAACAAGTGCCTGGATAGATCCTGTTTGCCACGGCCCCCGGTGCACGCTACCATAGAAGCACGCAAGCGGTACACGGTCGTAAGTGCCTAATGCGTGTCCGCTCTTTGGCGAGCAGCGGACGGTAATCTCGTTGATGTGCAGGGGTGCGCAAGGGCCCCCGTCAGGTCGTGGCAGCCTGACGGGGGCCTCGCTCTCTTAAAGGAGAAGGAGCATGACTGGAATTACGACAAATACTGCGCACGCCAGGGCGACAATCGTAATTACGATGGCGAGCAAGATGCTGTCGATACTTGGCTGCTCGTCATCATGTCCAGTCACTGGTTACGCCCGAGTCAGGACGCCAGCCGCGAGAGCGGCCTGGGTCCAGGATGCCCACTCGACCAGCATGGCGTCGGCGAACTCTGCCTCAGAGCATGCCAGCAGGTCACGCTGGTACGTGCTGCGCTGGGTGTTGATGTTGTCGAGCAGACGCTTCGGGCCGGTGTATCGGTCCACGTAGTCGAACAGCTCGACGTGCCTGACGACGATCGGCTTGATGAAGATCGGGTAGCGCGACGTCTCCCAGAACAGGTCGAGCGTCTCGTCGTCGTACCGACGGTTCGAGTTGTCGCCGTCCGACAGGATCGCAGCGTGGATCGGCGCCTTGGCCTTCTTGCCGAGCTTGATGAGCGCCTTGAGTGGCTGACGCAGGTCCGTGCCGCCCATCCGTCGACGACCACCGAGTCGAAGCTCCCGCTCGATGATGCCTCGATAGTTGCTCACGGAGGCTGTGATGCCCTCGTAGATATCCCCATCGAAGCCGATGACCGGAACCTGTCCGTCAACATCGATCTGGAGAACGAATCCCAGGTAGCGCTCCGCCATACGCTGGACGGCGCCCGAACTGTACTCGTTGGCCATTGAGCCGGAGTGGTCGACGATCAGAACGCCGTCCGCCTTGACGCCATTCTGGCCAGCCTTCTTGAGGCTGATGCCAGCGGCGCGCGCGTTCTTGGCGAGACCCTCGTGACCGGTCTTCTCCAGTGCCTCCAAGTCGATTGCCGACTCGTCGACGTTGGGCCGGTAAATCAGCGGTGCCGAGTGGGCGACCGTGATCTTGTTGCCTGGCATGCCGAACATGTTCCTCCTCGTTGGGTATGGGGAACGCGATAGCCGAGACACCTCCTGAAACAGGCGGCCTCTTCCAGTCTCGACTACCGCCGCACTGGGCCTAATCCCTCCCAGTACAGACTCTAGTCACTGCTGCGTCAGCTTGACGGCCCAGGTTTCTCACGCCTGGTGTGACTAGGGCTGCTTGTTGTTACCTTTACCGTTCCCGTGGGGCAAGCTCTCGGGAGCGATGCCGCCAGGAACGTTGAGCCCCAGCATAGTGTTGACCACCTGCTGGATGCTGGCGTTCAGGATCGTGAATGGATCCTTGCGGAAGGATTCGGTACCAGGGTTCATGTACCGAAGTTCAACACTGCATGAGTCGACTGCACCTTCTGCGACACTCAGGGTATTGAGCAGGCCTCGAACCGTCTGGATATCGTTCGACTGGATCCGAATACCGCAGTTCTCAGTCTCGCCGGACTGAGCGCTCGGGTACCGGAAGTGCAACGTGCGCACGTTGTTCGGCTCGGTCATGATGTCTCCCGGTCTGGCGCGTCAACCAGCTCGGACCAGACCGTGCCCTCTTCGTCCACGAGCTGGAAGTCCCAGTTCGTGTCGACTGATGGCTCGGCGTCGACGACGCCGAGGATGTCGTACGGACTGGTGTCGTTGTGGATGAGCATGAGTCGCTCTTCGTTGACGGCATCCAGAATGTTCTCGACGTCGTGACCGATGCGACACGGAATAGTGGCGCTGTTCGCCCTTTCGGCCGACAGGTAGTTTCCCTTGTCGAAGTGCATGCGCTCCCGCATTACGAACTGCATGCTAAGCTCTTCGAGCGGAGGCGCACCATCTTTCAGCACGATGTGCTTGCCGAGGCGCTCCCGGAGGATCTTCTCGTAGTCCGTCACTTAAGTCCTTCCATCTGATTTAGTACGATGCCGAGCCAGATCAGTGCGACGCCGAGGACGATCACACACAGTGCAAGGAAGAAGTTTCCTCCGTCACCTCGCATGTCGCCTCCTAGAAGTTAAGCTTGCCAGCCATCATGAGTGCAATGAGTACAAGCACGACGATTACCCACTTCGGCAGTGACACCCAGATGCGCCACCCAAGAACTGCGATAAACAGACATCCACCGACTACGCCCCAGAACCTCATGCTTTCGTAGAACGGGACGTCTGGAGTGCCGATGGTGATGTCAGCCAGATACTGAATCTGGTTCACCGGAGGAAAGCTCCCTACTTGGTAGCGGGTACGCAGGTCTCGCGCTTCGCTGAATCTTTACCTGCATTGTACCCGATGACTGCACCTGCGCCAAAGAAGATGATCAGAAGGATTCCAATCATCGTGGCAGGTGATCCGTGCCGTTTCGTCATGTCACACCTTCAGGGGTTCGCGCCACTCGGGCCACACGTACGGAAGACCTGGCTTGACCTCTGGCCAGATGGCGCCGTAGTAGTTGGCGTCTTTCAGCACGAGGTTACTCTTGTGGCTCTGGTGGAATCCTTCGTGGCCGAGCCACCAGGGGGTGCCAGTATTGTTGGCCGGAGTCCAGATCTTCTCGTACATGGCATCCTGGCACAGGTCTGCGATCTTGCCGCCCATGTTGTCTTCGTAGCCACGAACTCGCCACTCAGCGCACATTGTGAGGCCGTACTCCATGAGTAGCCACTCGCAACCGCGCCACATGTTTATGACTGGATGGTTAGCCCAGCCACTCGTCAGACCCGCGAGTGTTTGCAGAATCTGATACGTCTCCACTCGCTGCTTCCCCAACCTCTGCCGGTCGAGAATAGTCGCTGTCTCGGAGAAACTCGCAACCGGGAGAAAAGTCTGCATGTGCAACCTCCGTGTTGCCGAGGAAGGTCTGGCCGCTATCACCAGCCCAGCGGTCGAGATCGCTGAGGTACTGGTTATTCAGCCACGTGTTGATGCGCAACTTCAGATCTTCGGCCATGTGGATTGGTACCGGCATGAGATAGAACCCCAGTGCGCCAGCCCATTCTCGCAACGCACCGATGTACGGACGCGAATGACCAACCTCGTAGGCCGTGAACTGATGAACCGCAAGGGTGGTCCACTGTGCCAGTGTTGTCAGGCGAATGAAACGCTTCCGTCGATACACTGTGAGGAAGTTCACGATCGGATCCAGCCTGTGTCTGACTCGATTCTGAGATGAGCCAGCAGGTTTTGTTTTCACCTCTTCGTTCGCATCTGGTCTGCGTGTTCCGCGCGCACTGACAACGCCTTCAGCCCTGAAGTGTGCGGTCACGATCATGCGGATTCTCTTCAGATCCTCTTGGCTAAGATCTTCGCCATCTTTGCGAGTGATGACAATCTTGCCGGAAGAACTGAGATTGATCAGCCAGGCAGGAAAGGTCACCAGTCGTTCCTTCCTCCGCCGCCCTTGCCTCGTCCGAAGATGAGGATCAGAACGATACCGAGAAGTCCGATACCACCCAGGATGGCAGCAACTTCTGTCGGCATAACTCTCCCTTCGTTCGGTAATCCAGTGCGGTGCGTAGACGGAGGCTAGTCTCGCCTACGCACCGGGTCTGAGTCACCGACCGTCTTGTTACAGTGCAGCCAGCTTTGCGTCGAACTTTGCGATGCTGGCCTGCACCGATCTGACGATATCGCCGGGGTGATATACCTCAACCTTACCAGCGAGCACGTCGATCAACATGACTTCCGTGTCGTGCTTGAGCTTGTTATCCTTCCAGACAAGCTGGCAGGCGCGGTATCGGTGACTGGCAATCCTGCGCGCCTTGTCCAGTACGGCGACCACCTCGTCGGTGGTCTGGATAATCCAGGTCACGCCATACTCGTCGATGACGATGTCATCCTTGACGAGAGATTGCGAATCTCGCACGACGAGGGGTTTGGGCTTCTCGTCTTCATCGAAGTGCATGTTCATCTCCTTGCAAACAGGACGATGCCCCAACAGATCACGGCAATCACCCAGATGACTTTCGCGCCTGTCGGGATATCATGCGACAGTTGGCCAGTGATTTCTACCTCCAGGGCTGATAGACAACGATAATGAAGAATAGGACGCACAGTGCAGTCAAAATGAGGAACGTCTTGACTGCACGCTTCAGCTCGTCCACGATCAGGCAGTCCAGGCCACGATCAGAACGATGGCGACCACGACCGCCAGCCCGCAGAGAATCTTGAATGCAGTGTACGGGCGCACTACTTGTCACCCCGCGTCCGGAAGATACTGTTCAGGATGGTACGGCGACGCTTGCTGAATTTGTTGTTCAGTCGCCGATCCTCGCGGTTCTGATCGTCCGGCTCCACTGTCTCGGTGTGCGTGTGGCTGTCGTGCTCGGGAACCGTCAGGAACACGTCGGACCGCGTGAAGATAGCGTTCAGTCCCTCGCGGCTGATCGAGCGAGCCTCGTGGTTGGGCTTGATGCCCTCGCCGCGACGAATTCGGTGACTGATGTCCGACTGCTGGGTCTTGCCGTGCAGACCCTTTTTGTTCTTCGCCGTACGATCCTTGGCTCGCGTCCGCTCGGTGCACGGCTTGGCCTTCTTGGGGGTGTTCACTTGGTGATCCTCCAGATGATGACGAACATACCCGCACAGAAGGCGACTGTACAGATGATACCTTCGATCTCAATGGCTGTCATCTGTGACCCTTCCGATCGAGATAGATGACAACGCCAGCACCAGCCAGGGCAACGATAACGCTACCAATGCAGATGTACTGCCAGGTGTACATCAGGCGTCTGCCTTAAGTCCATCCCTGCGACGACGCGCGTTGACGATGGCAGCGGCATTCTCACGCTCACGCTCGACCAGGCGGGCACGCTCTGCCTTGTTGTGCATGCGTCGCGTCTCGTTGCGCCGGTCACGCTTCGCTCGAAGTTCGGCCTTCGCCGACTCCAGGCCGCTGGGGTGCGCGGCCAGACGCTTGATACTCACGCCCAGGAAGGACTTGCCGGAGGGCTTACCTTTGCCGGTCAGCTTGTTGCCGTCGGCGCTGTACCGGCGAGTCGTCGTCGTGTTGACCTTCTCCAGGACGAAGATCTTCTCGCTGTCCTTGTTGCTCGGGTCACGTGGCAGCCAGATACCACGGGGGTCCTGGATGACGGCCATTTCCTGCTTGAACGCCTTGCCATTACGACGCTTGGAGTTCCGCGCGCCCCGCTCTTTCTTGGGCTTCTGCTGCGCACTCGCCATGACGAGTCGCACCTCCCTCTCTTGTCTGCTCTTGACCGCTTGCTAGTTGGGTCGACCAACCAGGACGCCTGCCAGAAAGATACATATGGCCAGACATACTGAACCTGATCCAATCAGGTACCAGCATACCATCTCGTTGTTACCGAGGGCGTCGAGCATCTTGTTCACTGTTTAGTTGGCCTTCCCACCGCTTGCGTCTGTAGCTGAGCTGGCTACGTACCGTCGCGAGGAGTCGAACCTCACCTCCTGGTCGCACTCGCCTACCCCGAACTTATAGGCGAGCGACTGCACCCTGCTAACGCTGACAGGGCGACCAGTGTTTTGCTACTAAACTAGACGGCTACCCTGGGTTTCGCGTCGCCGATCAGGACGCGCTACACCCAGATAGGAATGAGTGTGACGGACAGATTGACGGCGAGCCAGATGATTATGGCTGTGTCAACCTTGATCCGAGTTGCCGTGCTGATTTGCCAGTTTTTCATGACGATCCTGACTAGAACGCCTGAACAGAGTATTTTTTCGGATACAGACAAGCCCTGGCACTCGCTTGGGAGACGTTGTGCCAGGGCTTACCCTCGTGCCGCTACATGTGCCTGACGGACTGTTACGCTTCACAGGCTTCCACTCAGGCTAGCCATAGAGGCCGTGCCGACTCGTACGGCGACCGGTTCCCCTTGCTGCTTGTGGTGCTCCCTTGGTTGTAACCCGACTTGGATGCGTACCTCGGGATTGCGCCTCCACCAGTCCGTCAGGACTTGTCTTGCCACATAGCCAATACCCCGCAGTGGGCATTGATGGGCTGACCAATCAGAGTCAGAGGTTTGATCAACACACTGACTAAACGTGACTGGTCCGCAGGTGTGTCTACTTGCTAGCTCGCCAGGGTGACGCCAGTCAAGGCGCCGCTTTGCGCAGGTAGCCGCCAACTGGTCAGCCCGAGGGTTGCATCACGCTGGTGTAATGCGCTGACACTTCAACCTAAACAGGCCCTACCCGTCTGCAATAGTCGGTGCACGCCTGCCGTTTGTCGCTGGCCCGTTCGGGGTCCAGCCCAGGTGGTCTGCCCATTTCCCAGTTTTTTCGTTGGCCCTGACTAAGGCCGGTTCATCCTTCCTGTTCTCGGACGTTTCCGTCTCCGAATACAGGGGTCCAACCAGACGCCTTGATCAGGGCCGTACGCGTGATGCAACCTTCGCGCTAACCAGGTGCTCGTCTACCGGCTAACCGTTCCGTTGTGCGATGCGTGATGGTGCCTGTAGCCCGCTAGGATCGACGCTGACGACCGTTTGTGGCGGTTGCTAGGGTGGGTAACCCCCGTGCGGTGTAACGCGCTACGGGCGATCCTAGCGGGCTTTGTGCAGTGTTACTGTGCGGACTCGACCAGTCACGTTTGGTAACCTCACGTGACAGAGGTAAGCGCGGCAGGATTCCGGCCTGTCGTTCTCAGGACTGCTGGACTCCGGGGGTCGCAATGACCCATACTCCGGTTTTCCCAGGCGGAACCCTGCCGCTGGTTGGACCCATCGTGAGTCAGTCACGTAGCGTTGCGTCGAGTGCGTGCGGGACCTAACCGATGATAGCGCGGGAGCTATGTCGATCAGTACGGACGCACTGGGAGGCGCGGCTTGATGGCTGGCGTTGATGTGTCCGCTGACGGGACATCGGCTGGGAAAGGTGGGTAACCCTGACCGATGTACCGCCAGCGCACACATCACACTGTGTTGTTAGGCAGCGTGATGGTGCCCCTGGACGCCTGATCCTGCATGGGCCAGGCGTCCAGGTTTGTTGCCGTGGTGCGGACTAGGCGACCTTGCGAGCGCCGCCCACGCCGCCATCCTGGGCGGGCACGATGCCTTCCAGGTTGAACTTGGGGCTGGACAGGGCGGCCGTGATGGCACCCGAGCTGGCGTTGCCGTCCGGGTACTCTTCCGTGCGAGTCTTCGCAATCTGGCCCGTCTTCAAGAAGGTGCCGACCGGCACGCTCGCGAAGACCTCCTGGATGTGCGACTTCACGCTGCGCTTCGGACCCGTGTAGGCGTCACGCGTACCCGTGCTGGTGGCGGTACCGGCTGCCTTCGGCGCACGAACCTTCGCGACGTTGCCGCCACGACCGTGCGCGATCTTGGCCGCGTTCTTCACGACGACGTGGACCTCGGGCGCCTTCGGCTCGCGGGCCGCGTACGCCTCGTCCGTCTCGTCGGTCTTCTTGCCCTCGGTCGCCCAGGAGTTGTGGTCGACCTCGTACGCCTGCCACGCCTTGACCTCGGGGGCCAGCGACTTCGACAGCTCCTGGACCTTCGCGGTCCAGTCGGGGCTCACGCCCTCGCCCGGGGTCAGCATGGAAACCGCCAGGTAGAACGCGGAGACCTTCTCGACGTGCGCCTGCGTCGGATCGACCGGAGGCTTGACGACCTGCTCGCGCTGGGCGGTTGTGGTCTTGACCTCGGCACCGAGATCCATGTAGACCTTCGCCTTGGAGGCGTTCAGCTCCTTGGTGAGCGAGGTCTTCATCCCGGTTTCGAGGAAGTCGCGGGCCTTCTTCTTCAAGCCCGGGGTCGGCAGGGCCGCGTAGGCCAGCTTGACCGGTGCGACGTTCACCGTGGGGACGTCGCCGGTCGTCTGGTCGCGCGCCTCGACGGCCTCGTTGACCTTCGCCTCGAACTCGGCGAACAGCTTCGCGTGCTCCGCCTCGGTGGCAGCCTGCTCGGCGGCCAGCTCCTCGGGGGTCTTCGTCGGGCCGGTCGCGGTGTTGGCGTCCGGCGTCTCGGGGGCCTGCGGGGTTTCCAGGTTTTCGACCGGAGTCGCAACCTGCTCGGGCTGCGACTCGGTGGCCATGCCCGGAAGGCTGGACATCTGCTCGGTGGGCTGCGTGACCTCTTCGGCCGAAGCCGTGGTCACGTCATCCTGGTCACGCATGATGACTCCTCGTCGATGTGATGTGGTGTGCGTCGTTTGAAACTGTAGTGCATCGGGTCTGTTCCGTCAACCCCCGTGGCAGGGATTGTGGATCCGATCTAGCAGGCCGACGGTATGGCTCCCCGTTATCGGCTCGCTGTTCCCGTCCCGATGCATTCAGTCTAGCACATCGTTTCGGGTAGTGCAACTGGCGTGTTGTGCAATTTCAGGGTTTTTCATGGCTCCCCTACTAGGCCGAAGTCTAGCACACCATGCGATGCTAGTCAACTGGGCCGTTGTGCTGTGTTGCTGTGTGCATGCGCCAGGTAACGCTGCCCGTAGGCGAGCGTGCTGGGTCATGCTGCGCACCGTAAACAGGGATCGAACCTGCCTGCTGGGTACCAGCCAGCGCCCCACCAGGGGTCACGATGTCACCTGAACGGACGGATAGGCGTCCAGATGAAGGTCTGACAGTGAAGGTCTAGCCGTACAACCCGTCACGATTGTTGGGCCAATTGGGGCTCATGACTGCGGCCATGGCATCACGACCTGCCTGCTCGGCAGCGGGTGACATGCGAGGAGGCTCGTTGATGGCTTCGATGTCGGTCTTGTTCATGTCGCGAATCACCCAGGGCCAGTTGCCGTGGGCGAGTCCGTCTGCAATCGCACGGGCCAGGTAGATCGCCTGCGTTCGCAGAGACATGCCGTCGGCAGCCATCCGGTTGACCTGCTCGGCGCAGTACGCCTGGTCACTGCCCTTCGGCGCGTACGATTGCAGAATCGTCAGCAACTCGTACATACGATCGTGATCTGTCTTCATGCCCACCTTTCCCGTTAGACGCGGTGCTGATCGGCTGTGCTACCGCAACACTAGCAGGTGTTTCCCGTTTTGGCAACTCCCCGGATATTGCGTACCCGGCTCCTCGTTACCTGCGTAACGCACCCGCCTGTGTGGCGTGCGTCTAGTATGGCATCAGGTGGACGCGTTGTCAACGTGTCCTAGTGGATAGATTGCCCGTTGGCACATATGGCATCTGACCTGCTGTTATGCTAGACCAGGCGCCGGTAATGTCCGAATTGCCAGATTTTACCGTCTTGCCCGACTAAGAGGGCTTTGCGTAGTGAACGCCACCTTTGAGTGAGAGTGCCTCACTTGTGACGACATGCACGTAGATGCCCTGTGCAGGTGCAATTGCCTCTTTGCAGTGTATACAAGTCATTTGTCCGTTTTGTCCTTCTTGCGGGTCTTTCTGGGCTTAGTTGACTTTGCGTGCTGTAGCCGCTGCAATGTGTTCTTTTCGATCTCAATCATCATCAAAGCGGCATTTCGGACTTCCGGGGTAAAGGGTCCAGTGTACCCCATAGTGAACAGAACGGCTTTTGCAGCCATATCGTTCTGTTCGCGGCGAGAGAGAGACTTCTGCACCGGAGCCGAACTTTTGCGCTCAGACTTCCCATCCTTGGATGCCTCACCACGGATGATGACAACTCGGCTACAGGGGAGCGAATCGTCACCATCCGTGGTAAGGCGGACAACGATACCAATTGGGGCAGAGCTAGACTCGCGCACCAATTCGTAGTATCTCGCCTTATCAGGATCAAAGAGCATATCGCGCACCTTTCAGGTTTTACCAGTCATGTGGCACTAACAGGGTAAAACATTACAGTTGCACCATATCAGGGCATATGACTCAAAAAGGACATACTACCTGGTAACTACTTCCATGACCTCAGTCTGGCGAGCGATCTCAAATTCGGCAATGTTGCGCTTTCCAGGCGTACCGGGCGAAGCGGACATACACTGCGTAACGGCTTCAAGTGCATCCTCGTACGTATCCCAGGAACACTTCCGATTCCAGTACAATTCCCACCAGATGCCACTTCCGTCCCCATCCAGGTAATTCACCCGGAAGCAGACATCAGGTTGATACTTGCGCAAAACGCGCAACTCGGGCTGTTCAGACATCTCGGACATAACCCACCTTCCCAGACTTTCGGGGTAGACGAGACATATGCCCCCATAAGGTACAACTGTGATGTTAATCTGGAATCGTCATAGATGCACCTGATGCGCGCATTCCGGAGGTTACAGACTAAACGGACATACTACTTAGATGCGTAGTAACCAGTCACGATGACTGCAAATACGACCCAAGCGACGATGAAGCCAAACCAGAACTTCTGGCCATTTGTCATCTTGTCACCACAAACAACACGAAGGCCGCCCATAGTACCATCAGTACAAAGGCGGCAAAAAGAAGCTTAATCACTCATTCCTCCTCAAAACGGACAACCTTCGCGCCGCCGTCATCTGTCTCCATTACCGTAGGAAGCAACAGATGGCCACGAACCGTAATGCTCTGGTCATCCTTGCCCTTGTTGCGCAACTGCCACTTTTTGTTAGCAACGCGACAAGAAGGGCACCTGCACCCATACATGGAGTAAGACAGGTAATTGCCGTGACTCGTCCAACTCGGTTCGAAACGGATAAACCAGTCCCAGCACCAGGTTTCGATGCATTTCGGGCAGATACTCTGGTAATCCGCATCGGCGTCATGAGCACACGTAGTGCACACATCTGTCGAGACGATGACATTACGCCCGTAAGGCGCGATAATGCGCCTTCTGGGCGCATTCACCGAAGGGGGACGAACGTCCTCATTCAGTGCAATGTGCACGATCTGCCCAACTTGGACATTACGCCAGTCAATCTGGCGATTCACTCCGCCGATGACAAACTGGTCGTACTCGCCCTTCACGTCAGATTTCGGGGCAATCGTCTGGTATTGAACAGATGACGATCCTTTTCCCATTTTACACCTTTACCCTTTATCAGGCATCAGGTGCATTTATGACGATTCCAGATTATTAGTGCCAACTACACTGAACCCACTATTAGGGGCAGAACGGACATCGCAGACATGTCAGTCTTTCGTGTCGTACCAGACATGACCGTGCTCATCTACGTGAGCTGGCTCATCCAGGACATGCTGTGCATCAGCGTTGCATTGCGTCTCATATGGTGACATTGCACCACACAGTGACGTTTGGGGCGCTTCGACACATTTGGACACGGGAGTCATGCGGTAGCTTACGTGCATCAATACGAGGATTTCGCACGCATTGCGCAACTGCCGCAGAAGGGGCAACTGTTCCGAAACGTAAAACCGTCGCAGAGTGTCATCATCGTCCTCATTCATGCGATACGACACATAGTCGACACCGCTCTCATTTGTGACGATTCGGACATACCCGACGATGTGCTCCATCTGGTTTTGGTCCGACTCGTGCCAGATGCACGTATCAGACCAAACGCCCGCCCATGGGCCCTCTTGTACGGTTACGATCGGCTTTGCCCAGATTGCACCGTAACGCGTCATTTGACGGACTGCGGTATCTTTGTCGTCAATGACCCTGTTGTGCGAGTTGTGCGAGTTGTCCATCTCTCCACCTTTTTCAGGTTTTAGCACTGGATGCCCTACTAAGGGACGAGACGCGCGGTTGCCTACGGTTGTACCTTTCGTCCGCCCTGTGGCGATTTGTCGTCGTCTGCTACCTTGTGTCCGTATTGGATCACAAAGTCGTAGATGTCCGATTTAATCAGCGTGCGGCTAAGCAGTAGGTGCGCCAGAATTGCACCTCTTCCGGGCCTTTTGTCCTGATCAGGGTATTCTGGGGTGATTGCGTTACAAATCTGCGCAACCGTCATGAAGTGCCCGTATTCGTGACCTTTGAACGCATTGAGAATGTGGTCCCGGATTGTCATCAGATGTGCGGTCCGTCCAGATGGTCGAAGATGTCCGATTTGAGGTAAACCGCCATCATCAGGACCGATTGGAGTAGTCCACCCACGTTCTGGCCGTGATCGTCCATTGATCCCTGTTCGGCACCACTGTCCACGATGAGGCTAATTGCCTGCTCTGCGGCCTTTTCGTAGTTAAGGTGCATGTCTCCGGTTTGGACCAATTCGCCCAGTTCGTTCGGATCAAGAAGATTGTCCGGAAGAGGCTGATTGTCCAGATCGCGCCGAAGGACCAACAACGCACCATATGCGGTGAAAATGGCCTTTTCGATGTCATCGCGGAGAAGCTCACGTTCTGATGCGGTAAGACGCGAGTTGCGTGTGTTTCCCATTTTGCCCACCTTGGCGACTAAGTGTGAAATGCGCACCTCGTCCCATAGTAGGGCATCCAGTACCATTCTTGACAGAATATGACGTTACCTTACATATTTTGACATATGCCAGTTATGTCCGATTCTGCCCCTAATGGTGGGTTCAGTGTGATTCATACGGCTTGTTAGTAACATCCCAAATCGTCTGCTATGCACCTGATGTCTGATTTGCTAAACAGTGACCGGTTTGCCCGTTTTCAGGTCAATCATCTCGGTTTGTCGTGTTAGAGGTGCAACTGTCCGCTTCGGGGGATTCTTCCCATTTACCCGCTGCGTGAATGTCTGACCGCATGTGTCACACATTCTGCGGATATGGGTACCTGTGCCCGGTAGGTGAGTCACCTCCCTATTGCAGTGCATGCGTACCATTCTCGCCTACCCGTGCTAGTTGGTGCCGTTTGTCCAGTTTGTGACGTTACTTGGTGATACCTTTCGGTATCCACCGAGGTGTGGTGCAAACGTAGCATTCGCCACACTTGTACCACGTGTCCGAGTATCCGCAATCCTGGTCGAAATCCCACCATCCAGGCACTTCGCCCAGTTTGATGGACTTGTCCGTTTTGCGGTTCCTGACAACGTTTCTGATAGCATTGCGCAGATTGATACCCATTGTACTGATTCCACCTTTTGTCCGTGTTGCCCGTTTTAAGGGGTTTGTGAACACCAGGTGCATAGCAGACGATTTGGGATGTTGCAGACTGAATCACCATTTACGTGCCAGTTGTCGCACATTATGCTGGTTTGTCCGTTAGTTCACAATCTGGATAACTAAGGACGTTATCCAGAGAATGACTAGAACTACCCAGATTGCTAGGGCTATCCCGGTGTGTGGCTTCATGTCCGTTTTGGTCCTTATGTTACCGAGTGTACAGTTTGCGACCCTTGCGCACCAGGTACACATACATACCGTTAGCCCGCTGAAAACGCAAATGCGTGACTTTGGGTCCGATGAGGTATCCACCCCAGTTGGTCCATTGGCACGTCATGCACTCATTGTCTGCGATGTCCGAAATGCTAGACATGTGCGATCAGAGCGCCTTGCACACGTTCTGGGCGAACCATTCCCATGCGTCCCGTTGCCAGGCGACAGGTCCGAAGTGGTACGTCCAGTGCGGAAGGTACGGTTCGGCCATCTCTGCCACGATTCCGGTAAAGCTGTGCGCGTATGCACCGATACCGATCAGATCGCCCGGCATGTCGATAATGCCCTTGGATGCCCGATATGAGGGGTTGTATTCCGAGACGACCCAAAAGACCAGTGCGGTATTGATTGCCCGCATTGCACCTCTTGGGTCGGTTGCGTGGAAGAGCTGGAATGCCCGTCCCATGCGACCTTCGCACAGTGCGTGATACATTGCGGCATTTTCCCGCATTGTCGCACCTGAGTGCATTTCCAGGATTACGCCTTTTGGCTGGTTCGTCCCGTTGGCACCGTTCGCGAAGGTTTCCTTGATTGTCACAGTTGCCATGATTCCCACCTTTTGTGTGTCTTGCCCGTTTTAAGGACAACTGGCACATAAAAGGTGATTCAGTCTGCTATGGTTCAAACGCCCTACTAGGTGCCTGATGAGCTGAATGTGCTGGATGTCTGGGTTGTGCTAGTCCATCCAGAGTGCGAAGTTTCCGTCGATAACGCCATAAACAGCCTGGTGTGTACGGTTCTGTCCGTATTTTTCCAGTTTGTCGTATTCGAGCGTTACGACCCAGTCTGAGTCGTCACAGTGCCTTAGGCACCCATAACCGCACTTATCATCGTGAATGTGCCGTCCGTTACCATCTGTGACGTTTAGCACCCTTACGGACGTGATGTCGTAAAGGGGCCAGTTGTCACGAAAGTACTGAACGGGCCACATGTCCGAATACTCCGGATCGCACCGAAGTTCCAGACTGTACACATTGCGCTGAATGAGGTCTTTGCGGTAATGTTCCAGAATGTCCCCGAAAGGTGCATCTGGCCGCTCCGCCACCGTCCGCGTAGCCTGCATCGGTTTGTCCGTTTCAGCCCGTGATGGTGTTGATGTCTTTGTTGCCCATCACGCGCACACTGCGTGCAAGGTCCGAAAGGAGCTGCTTGACCGTTGCGACCGGAAAGCCCTCATTGAACGGACTGTCCATCAATTTCCGATTGTCCGAGATGAACCATTCGTCCAACATGACCCCGTAATCCCAGAATGTCCGGTTATACACCGGGCCGCTCGAAGTGTGACCGTATGTCCGGCCGTAAGGGAACATGTAGAGAGTGTCCCTTTCGTCCGTAATGTACGTGAAGTCGCCGATCGTCACAAAAGCCCGATCGATGACAGTTTGCGAGTCACATCCCATTCCAGCCAGATTGGCCGCAATGTAGACTTCGTCCGCATAGTCACGCTTCATGGTGCTAAGTGCGCTATGCGTCGGGATGGTCGACTTGTCCATTTTGCCCACCTTTGATGATGTCTGATCTAGTTTGCCCGATCAGGCACCTAGTAGGGCGTTTGAACCATATAAGCCGTATGGGTAGTTTCGCGCTGAATGACCTATTAGTGGTCGAATGTCTGTATTACCTGTATTGCGTGTAATGCCAGTTTTTACCGTGATGTCCGACTAAGATGCTAGTCGACCCCGTTTTCCGATCCGTCGTAAACGCGCGAGATGTCCTGCATGTCCTCAATGGACTCGATGACCTGCATGCGTGCCATGTCGCGCTTGTTGGTTTTGATCCATTCCACGCAGTACTTCACGGTTTCGCCGTTGTCGACCCAGATTTCGTAAATGTCCGTTGCGAGTTGGTCTGGGTAGGCGATGGCGATTGCAGCCAAGAACGCCGCATGTGTCACCTTGTAGGCGTTTCCACCCGCAATGTCACCATCCGGGCTGAATGCCACAGATGAGTGGACCTGTCGCATAAGTTCCGCGAAGTCGGTCTTGCGCGTTTCGCCACCAATGACCGGAATGTCCAGTTCTCGCATGATGCCCACCTTGTGTGTGATGTCCGAATTGCCAGTTTTAAGGCATTCGACCACTAATGGGCCATTCAGAGCGAAATGCCCCCTAACATTCCAGAATCACCCGCTTCGGCCCGTGTAGAGCCGTAATGTCTGTCCGGTCCCGAAATGAGGGGACCTAAGCACATTTGGGTGATTCTGGATGCCTTGGGGGTAGTATGCGCTGAATGCCCTATTAGATGACGGTTGGGGTGGGTGAGTCCGTTTTGCCTGTTAGATGCCGTATCCGTTGTCTGTCGCGATTGTGTCGATCAGTTCGACAAAGGTACAAAGCCCTTTTTGGTAGTTCTGGTACATCTTGCGGATTGCGTCACCGTTCGGACCGTCTTCGCCCGTTTTGCGCAACCAGAACCCAATTGCCATACGAACAGACCATTCGTACCAATAGTGCGAACTGTGCACATGGTCCGTGATGTCCGTCTGTTCCCACAATTCGTACATCTGGTCCCACTCGTTACCTTCGTCCCAGATTTCCTCGGATGAGACGTAAAGGGCCAATGCGCCCGTTTCGCACCAGATGTTGTACTGCTCCCGATCCATGACGTTCTGGATGATTTTGCCCTCATCGCCCATATGCCAGACGGTTCGGGTGCCTTTGTCCAGAACGTAACGGAATGTCCCCAAGGGACCGTCTTGTCCGATTTGGCCCAGAATGACCAATTCCTTGACGAATGAGACGGGAGGAGTCATAAGACCCGTGTTGCCCATTTTGCCCACCTTTTCCCTACTAAGTGCGGTTTTGTCTAGATAAGTCCGTTTTGTACTCATCTACCCTAACCGTCACCTAATGAGGCATTCAGTGCATACCTACCGGTTCGTCATGATGTGCCCTATTAGGGCCTGGATGTCTGTTTTCGTGTCAGTTGTACTTTTCGTCCGTGACGTCGCAAATCAGCGGGTTCTCACCGTTCGTCCCGATTGCCCATACCTGAGCACGATACGGGTCAGTATTGGTGATTACGCGCCCGAATGTCGCATCTGACTTGTATTCGCCATACACGTGGATTTCGGTGACTTCGACCGTTTCGCACGTCTTGACCAGTTCTTCCAGTTTGTCCAAATTGACCGCTACGTACCCACATGCCCAGCATGACTGACACACCCGGATAAGTCCCATTGTGCCGGAAATGACTGGAATGCCCGCGAAGTCCGTTTTGAACTCTTCGAGGCAAAGGCCGCATTCGTCGTGGTAAGTCCGAATTCCGTCTTCCGCGTTGAAATCGACGGAAGTGACCGTAATGACTGTCATGATAGCTGTGCCCACCTTTAGGTTGTTTTGCACTGGAATGTCGCTGATGTCCGTTTCGGTCTTTCACAAGATGGACATTCCAGGCCCTAATGGGGCACACCATGCCGAACCATCGGCAATCTATCCACTATGGACAAGTCAAACAACAATGTGACACAAGCCCCTAAAGGCGCCTAAACCGCATAATTGCAACTGATACACCCTTATATGGGGCAATTTCAGTCTAAAACGGACATTTCCCAGTTTTACCGTCTTTGCCCACTTTAGTACCGTCTACCCACCTTTGTCGCGTTTGCCCGTCTTTGGTGCCGTCTTGTCGTACTTGTCGGCTACGCGGCATCTGGGGGCCTTTGCCCGGGATGTCCGTTTCAGTGCGGTTTAGTTGTCAATCAACCCGTGTCGCCAAGCGTGGCGCCTAGCGGCCGTGCTGTCGTGCGGGTGGTGCCCCACTAGCCTAGCACCCCCCTAGGCGCAGAGCTCGGACAAATCGGACTTATCACGATAAGAACGCCCGCCTGAAATGTCCGTTCTGGCCCACCTTGCCCCGGTATGACATCGGCCGAAAGTACGATATAGGTCTGACCGTTCGGGGGATGGACGAACTAATGCGGCATCTCGGCTACGCCCGCCCATATCGGCCCAGAATCGGACATAAAGACGGCCGGATAAGTCACGATAAATCGTCTTAAAACGGACAGGGACATATCACCTCAAACCGTCTCAAAACGGGCACGGACATACCGCCTGATAGCACCTCAAAACGGACGTGATGGCCCTAACCCCGGTTGACCTGCGAAAACGCCGTAGGATCGCCGTAGGGGCGCTAGAATTGGCCGATGCATACCCGTGCCCCCAACGGGCGTGTAGGCGCGTCAGCGGCGGCGCTAGGGGCCTTAAATGGCCGATTCCGCTAGCCCCCACGGGTGGGCGGGTAGGTGGGCAAACGGGGGTGTAGTAGGCCAGATGGGGCAGTGTCGTGATATATCATCTTAAATCGGACATCTGACGATATAGCGCTGAATGGTACGAGATTGGGGGAAAGAGGGGAATGTCCGATTTATCATCTTATGTTGTAAGGGGGCGTAAGATAGGGGGCTATGCGCGCAAGTCCACTGTGGACAGATGGGATTCATGATCTTCTATATTCAAGATCATGAGAGCGTGACGATCTTGAATATAGAAGATCGTAAGAGTGTGACGATCTTCTATATTCAAGATCGTCTATCATCACTGATCTTAGATATTCAAGATCATGAGAGTGTGACGATCTTGAATATAGAAGATCATGAATGAGATCTGTCCACTGTGGACTCACGCATAGACGATCATGGATGGCTCAGCTACGGGCAAGTCGGACATTGGGGACTTAGGTGGAGATTGTGGGGGATAGGGTGATATTGAGGTGAAAAGTCCTAGGTTTCGGGAATCTGGGGCTATTTGTGTATAAGGGGTATCTGGGGGACAAGTCGGAAATTACATATCATATGGCATATATCGCTCTTTGTCGTTGATCTGGTAAATGTCCTGGTTTGGGTGAAAATGGCGTTTTCGGTAGACTTGTCGCTTGTGTGCAGAATGCCCGCATAAAGGCGACATATACGGTATATACGTCATGGGCCTTATATCGGACTTGTGCCCTATGACTGATAATGACCTTTTATTACACTTTGTCCGTTTAGGGCCCGGCTAGACTCGGACAAGTCGGACATGTCGCATATAGGCGCTCATCTGGGGCAAATGCGACAGGGGCGGGCAAAGGGTGCCGATAACTTATATTATCGGCAGACGGATATATCGTGACAAAGTAGGACAAATCGGACTTGTCCACCATGCCCGAGTTGGGGGGTATGAGAAAATTGTCGGGGGGGTGCGCGCGAGCGCCCTCTGTGCCCTGTCGCTACTTATGAAATTTTTACGAGGGCATGATCAACATAAATCTGGCTATACCATCTGTCACCTCCCGATACACACAAAATTTTTACGAGGGCATGATCAACTATACCTGTCAAATCTTTGTCCACCTGCCCAGAAGGCGAAACCAGCTCAGCCACCTAGGATTCGCACTGAAGTACGTAACGCCACGTAATGAGTAACGGAGACGATAGGGGGTATCGGTGACGGTCCCATGATCGTTTGCCACGAAACCTAAATGGCCTGTGACCTGCATATATATAGGGTTTAGGGGTTTAGGGGGTTTTAATTTTAAAAATCTAATATACCTAGCTCTGACTTGGTTTTCGTCACTGTCCGTAGACGCTGGGTGGTGGGGGAGCATCTTGGGGTATAGACCCGTATAAGATGGTTTGCCAATCTGGTTGGGTGTGGGGGCTTATAGGCGAAAAAAACCCCGGAACCCCTAAACCCCTATTTGATCTATGTTTTCGCAGGTCAAAACCCCTCCCGAAACCTCCGCCGAAACCCCCCCCGAAACCCCCCTATGATCATCTAGACAGCGTCCCCGAAACCGATAACGTCCCCGAAACCCCTCGGCAAACGGAAAAAACGGACAGAGCGATGGCCCGGTCCGTGAGATCTGCAGTGTCTCGCGCGGCCGGGCCATCGTCTGAAATATGTAGTTATCAGGGGTTGTGGGGACGATCCCCGAAACCTACGAAACCTATCCTAGCACTACGGTTTCGGGGATTCGGGGGTTTTGGATTGCGTCCCCGAAACCCCCGTGATCGTTGCGTTGACGTACTCGGGTACGTCGGGTCGGTAGGTGAGGTGCAGGAACCTGTAGAGTTTCAGGGGGGTATCCAGCTGAATATAGGGGGTTGACTCTTGGGTTGGAAGTACTGGACGGTTCGTCTGATGGGTATAGACCGTCCAGGCAAACAAGAGTGGTTCGATCGCTGCGTACTGAGGAACCGACAGCTTCAGCTGGCTGTAGCGTGCAGTACGGGAGCTAACTGTCGGCTTCAGGCCCATTCTGACCAGGCGAAGCTGGGATGTTTCGTTCTGTGCATCACGTCTCGCACGCCTGCAAAGAGGTCCCTTGCAGCCCTGCCTGTAGGTGAGTGACGTGCCATGCGTGCTGCTGTAGTCGGGATCTGCCAGCTCTGAGGCAATCAGATCCAGAACGATGACGTGTCGTTCTGGAATATAGAACCCCAGTTTCGGTACCCTGACACAGCGTTCGTGTTCTGTGAAACGGATGCTGAGTTCGTTCGGTGCGAGCTTAAGCGTCCTAGGAAGCCGCTCTGCTTTTCCAAGAGGTGGTTGGATCACGAGCATCTCTCTCAGTGGAATTGATGAAAGACTGACTTGAGTAGTGACTGGCTTGTGGTTGTGACGCGCGCCAACTGAGTTAAGGTCGAAGTGCGGATTCGCGAGACTCGTGAAGTCAGTCATCTCGTCCATCGTGCCATACTCGGCCCGGTAGCCCTGCATGCCCTTACTCATCACGCACTCACCGCCACTCCCGGAGCAAGTGTATAGGCAGACGTCGGGCGGCCTCCGTTGGGTCCGGGCGGCACCTTCATCTCGATCAACATCCCCAAAACTACAAGATTCTCGAGATTTTTGCGGAACTTCCCAATAGAACTGTTTTTGCGCTTCATTACCTTGTAAAGCTCGTTTGCGGTTGGTCCTCGGCCAGGTCCTGTCATTCTCATCACATGACGCAGAATCAGATCATTCTCGTCCGACTCCTGAGACGCTGCGATCTCGGTCTCGACGATTCCGTAGGTCTCAATCACGTGCGGGAACAGGCTGAGAACGCGAATCACGATGTCAGCAGTGATGACGTCGCTGCCTTCGTTAATTGCGAAGAGCAAGAACAGCTTCTTCATCATCAGATCGAGACGCTGTGTGATCGCTACGTCATTACGCTCACGCTGAGGTACGTACACTTTGTGAAAGAAGGTGTCCCATGCGTTCTCCCCGAGGCGCTCCCAGGTGACAACTTCGTGTGCGCGCGTCTTCATGTTGATCCCGGTCAGGATACTAGCCGCCCTGTCGAGATCAATTCGAGTGCGGTTAATGCTGAACGGCTTCTTTGGAGTGCCTGAAACGAATGCCCAGCGGTTGGCAAAGCCGCTATTGTCGTCCCCCTGGGTAATGAGCGTCCGAATCGACTTGAACTGCGTCGTAGTGATTGCGCTACCGAAGGGGCGCTCCGCACCGATGTTGCCGTGCGTCATCGACGTACTGGACAGCCAGCGCGGCGAATCGTACAGATCCATCAGTGTGGTCTTGAGTGTTGACCCTTGACGGTTGTTCTTGCCGATCAGGGTCGCAAGTTCCTCAAAGTCGACCAGTGCACGAATGAATGGCCAGCTACCGATAACCTTACCGGTGCCAGGGTCCACCATATCGTGCTGGAACTGCTTGATGAGTACCTCGCCCGACTGGATGCCGTTAAGATACTGAGCACCGAACGGCGGCTGGTCGTCCCGCCTGTAGGGGAGCGCCTCGTGAATCAGGTTCGTCAGGTGTCGCTTCGACTTGGACTTGCCGGTACCGGTGCCGCCGACGAGGCAGACAAAGAGGTTACCGGCAACCTGAGGACTATCTTCGAGGGTTCGCATCCCCCCAACGGCCAGTCCGAGACCGAGAAGGCCGTTCCAGAAGTGAAATTCTTCCGGACTGTCATCCACACTTGTGGCGTCGAGATAAGTTCGGAGGAACGTATCCTCTGGAACAATATCCCGCCAGGCGATTCCTGGGTGCTGTCGGTTGGCGTTGAGGTCATTTGTGAGCTTCAGCTCCTCCGCTTCAGACCCTTCGGCCGTGTAGATGACGTTCTCGTTGTTGCTCTGGTCAGATCCGGGCTCCGTGACGGTTGTTACTGCAATTGGCAGCTGTGGCGTCTGAACTACGAACGGATCGCCAGCAATGCCCTTTTCGATCCTAAGACCGAAGAAGTCGCCAATCGCCTCACGAAGAGCCCTGAAGCTGGCAGGATCGGCCTTATAGCCAGGCACCGGGTAGCCGAACCGCCACGCAGCGATATCCCAGATGTCTCCACCGCCACACTTGGCACAGTTGAAGACGTTCTTCTCGGTGTTGAGCCAGCAGCTTGGGTCGTGGTCGGGGTGTGCAGGGTTCGGACACCGAACCTTGATGCTGTCTTTGCGGCCGCCGGGATTACAGTGGCCCTTGTCGGCCCACTGGTTGTAAGCGTCCACGATGCTGATCATCGCGATAAAGTCGTCCAGAACGCGCTGCTCTGGACTGATCTGCGAAACCTTGTCTTCTTCTTCGCTCATATCGGGAATGAACTCCCGATACTGAGCCATGAACATGTCGCCCTGCTGAGCTTCATATTCTTCATAGCCACGCTTCAAGCGCAGCTTGTACGCAAACGTCGTCTCGCCATCGAGCTGCTGCTGCTCAGCTTCCCATTCGGCGCGGGACTTGTGGTCCAACCATCCCACCCATCTTCAGTTGTTGGTGCTATTCCTTAGCTCTTCGTACTTTTCAAGTATCTCAGCTAGCGTTTTAACAACTGTACCGTTACGGCTGTGCTTCTTGCCAGCTCGCTCGTCAAGTATGTCGATGAGCTCTTGTGGGATATCTTCTGGACTCATCTTATCCCCAGGTGATACGAGTGCCCATTGCCCGGTGGCCGATCTTTTTACGGCCCTTGTGTGGGTTTCGAAGAATGGCGCCAAGCAAGATGACTGACTTGATCCGACCGTTGATCTTGCGCGTACTCCAGAGGAATCGACGGCACGGCTTCTTCTCTTCGGCAGTGCAGATCGGGCAGGCCTTGAAGACCTCCCAGCTTGGCTGCTCGAAGTCTGGTTTATTCTTGTAGCCAGGGAGTCGTCTAGTTGTTGCCATTCCTCATCACTTCCAGTAATTCGTAGTAGTAAGCGCGTCGAGAGCGTCGCGCGGCGTCAGAGCCTGTGAACCATAGTTGGTACGAAAGTCGAGGAAGAACGTCGGATCCAGGGGATTCTTGAGGTTCCGACCCAGAGGGAGCCGACAAAGGTTCCCGAAGCCCTTCTTCTCCAAGGCAACCTGCTTGGGGAAGACTTCGACCGTCATGCACTGGTAGCTGAGTTCCTCGTCGATGGTTCCGTTGTGAGCGTTGACGATCTTGTGCTTAAAGAAGTTATTGCCCCTACTCGGGGCAAAACAGCCGAGATTGTCCAGAATCATCTGTGCGCCATCGCGAACATCTTTGGCTGGCATGAGGCCAGTGAAGCCGTACACATGCACACCCTTGTTGCCGGTGTACGTGGCAGCAACTGGGATCTCAAGCTCGCGAGATACTGCGCTGGCGAGCTTCTCGGCAAGCATGCGCATCTGCGTCTTGAGGTACTGCCGCTGAAGTCCCAGACTCCGATTGAGCCAGTCTTCGCGCGGGTTGGTCGGGAAGAAGTTCTTGTACACGCCGTCCGAGTCACAGTCGACCGGCAGTACCAGCTGTTCGTACGTCTCTGGATGCTGAGGGTCCGGCTTGTCCAGATCGATATCAAAGACGAACAGCTTGCACTGGTCATCCTTGTTGAGCAGATAGTGACCGTAAGTTGCATCACTGTTGATATGCGCCAACAGATGCTTCATACCGAAACCACTGTCCGGAGTGATGACTGCCGTTCCGTCCGCAGTCCGATCCACGGCTGGCTGGTATGCGCCATCAGCTCGCTGCGTTGCGCGCACATCAGGTCGTGCGATGAAATTCTTAGCGAACAGCTTTGCGATTTCTTTCTGCTGATCGATGTCCATGGATCTCCCAGGTGCATTCCGGAGGTGCCCGAAAAATCGCTACTTCGGACTGGGTTTATCGGGCAATATGGCCGTTGACGTGCGAAAACGTCGCGGATCAGTAGGTTACCATGCGTCAATATCCACATGCAACTCTCGGGGTGTTATCGGCTGGACAGAACAGAGTTTATGGTGTATAGTGGCCGATGACGGAGCAGCCCAGGTGCGACGTCGCTTGGTGCCCACTGCCGACCTCCCCAGGACCCTGCAGAAGCGCGCGCCACGAAACGCCGGTCAACCCTTCCGGAGGGGGGAAGACCGGCGTTTCTGTCTTTCAAGCTAGTCGTTAACTACGCGCTTATGTGCGCGCGTCATGTGTTAGCGGTAGCGTTGCCGTCGGGGTAACCTATGCCAAAGGTCCCTATAGCCCGTAAAGGCCAACAATGACCGACCTCTGGTTTCGTAATCCACAGTCTTGCCTTTCCGTTCTGGCCGAAGAAGGTATCTCTAAGATCACTTGGACCAGGCAGCATCTCGGAAGACTCAAGACGGACGGCATCATGCCTGTTCGTCAGTTCTACATGAGTACGCCAGTGCGACCAAGGATCATGCTGATCGGTATTCAGGGAAGTTCTGAGTACACCATATGGGATCGCTTTGATAAGCCTACGGCGGTGTATCCTACATGGTCTGGCAAGGAAGACCCAATCGAGGACCTGTACGACTTCATTCGGCGTCCGGTGGGCGAGAATGAAGTGATGTGCTCGAATAGGGAGATTCCTTCTAGCATGAGGCCCGTTCTGGGTCAGCCGCACAGGGTAGTTTTGCATAACTGTCCGTCTAGCGTCTCGGGCGTTGGCAAGCAGTTCTGGCTCCGCATGTCAGGGATCCAGCAGGAGTTTCCGAATGTCGAGCTATTTGTCAACGGAAGTAAGTCTTTCAGTACGGTGTTTGGCCTGAGGTTCAAGGCCGGAGATATTGGGCTATCGGATCTCGGTGATTCGAATCAGCACATCACTCTTCCAAATGGCATGACGATCAAGTTGAACGAAGGAGAGCTTCGAAAGCTATTCCAGTGGGAAGACTGGATCAAGGCGTTGGGCTTTACGATCGACCAGGTTGTAACGAGTCAGATGGAGCGGTATCGGTTTCGCGTTCGTGCTGCACGGTGGGCGGCTAAACACTGGGCTGATAACTACAGATTCCATACGAACAGCCTGAACGCATCGCCTGACTATGAAGCTACAGATGAAACCTATGTTCCTCCAAAAGCGCGAACTGTAATGCTGTCGCGCAAGTTCACTACACTCGATGCTGATAAGGTTCTGTGTAACCGATGCCGCATTGCACCTGGATGTAAGTTGTTTCGATCGGACAGTATCTGCGGATTGAAGGACTCAAAAGTGGGAGATCTAGAGAAATTCTTCCAGTCTCGCAATGCGAGTCTGATCATTCAGGGCCTTGCCAACATCGCATCGCTTCAGGCTCAGCGTCTTGAGAATGCTATGGCTGCCGAAACTGCAGCAGGTGAGACTGATCCGGACGTTACGAAGCAGATGAACTCGCTGTTTAGTAACGGCGTTAAGCTAGCCAAGTTGGTTGATCCAAATCTGAATGGTGGCCCTAGCGTTCAGGTAAACGTTGGCGTGAGCGGCGGTAATGCTCAGGTCGTTACGAACATGAATCCGAAGGCCGTGATGGCTGACATCATGCAGGCTCTTGAGCATCAGGGCATTGCGCGCGAGAACGTCACTGCCGACATGGTCGAGGGTATTCTTAAGTCGATGGCTCACGATGGTGATCGCCAGCGAGCAATCGAGGCTAACACTGTCATGCGCGAGGCGAAGAGTTCAAAGAAGATTATCGAAGCAATTGATAGTGTCGTTGTGCAAGACGCACTGCCTGTTCCAGTGTCACCGGTTCCGACGGCGCGCGACGAATGACAAGTCCTGCAGCTAAACATGCGGCTGCACTCGTTCAGAAGCAGATGCTTATTGAGCTTCAGTGGCTTAAGCGTAATCCTGCTTTCTTTGAGCGTCCTGCTAGCATCGTAGAGTTTCTTGGTGAAGATTACCTGAATATCGCATCTGGTGTTCGTGGAGGTGTGAAAGATTGTCTAGTCAGCATCTTCGGCGACAAGCCGAACGTCTACAATCTGGCTCTAGTCCAGGACGCGATGTTTACGGGTGCGATCGGCATCGGGAAGACGACGTTTGCCTCAATTGCACTTCCATACATGGTGCATTGGTGCTTGTGCTTGAAGGACCCGCAGGCGTTTTTCGGCCTTCTTCCGGGTTCTCGAATTGCGTTCATGCAGATGTCAACGTCGGAACGGCAAGCAAAGGAGGTCCTCTTCGGTGACATCTTCGCACGTATTAATCACAGTCCGTGGTTCAAGAAGTATCCTCATGACCCAAAGTTCACGTCGCAGATTCGGTTTCCGAAGGAAATCTGGATTGTGCCAGGTGACTCTGCTGAAACCACCTTCGAAGGTTACAACATCCTTGGTGGAATCATTGATGAGATCGACTCCCACAAGGTCACTGAGAAGAAGGATTACGCTGAGGTTGGGTATGACACAATTCGTGCTCGTATTACCTCGCGATTCCAGAACCGCGGCCTTCTTATCTGCATTGGGCAGATGAAGAAGAGTATTGGCTTCGCTGCAAAGAAGTACAAGGAGTTCACTGACGAGGGTATCGCTGGTGGCGCATTCGCTAAGAAACTAACCATCTGGGAATCGTTCGGCTGGGATGATAAGCGTTACCTGAAACCAGATGGTACCAGGGATTCTTTCTGGTTCGATACGCGACGCAAGACTATCATTAACGAACTGATGGTGGATTTCGTAGACAAGAAGAATCTCATGGAGATTCCGAAGGTCTACCGGAAAGACTTCAAGAACAATCCTGAAAAGGCAATGAAGGACCTGGCTGGCATTCCGCCGATGGTCGGCGACGCCTTCATCTCCATGGTTGAGCGCGTTGAAGCTTGCAGGGACAAGTGGCATACGCGGTACGGCGTAACTGAATCTCCAGTACGTCAAAACCTAGCTATTCCCCAGTTCCAGGACTGGTTCTACGCGTCCGACACCCTACGCCGGGTGATGCACGTAGACATCGCGTATAGCGCGCAGGGCGATGCGTTGGGCATGGCTATGGGACATGTGCGGGAACTAAAGGAAATTGATGGCGAGTTGAAGCCAGTCATCGTTTTTGATTGCCTGATCCGGATGCGACCGGTTCCTGGAACGCAACTTGTGCTCGCAGATATGCGACAGGTGATTTATAAGTTGCGAGACGAGCGCGGGTTCAGGATTAAGAAGGTAACCCTCGATGGATTCGAGTCGACCGACACGATGCAGCAACTCACGAAGAAGAGAATCATCGGCGAGTACCTATCGGTCGACAAGAATATCCTGCCGTATCATGACTTGCGGGAAGCTATCTACGAAGGCCGTGTAGAGTTTCCTAAATTCATGACACTGATGAAGCATGGCGATTCAGAAACGGTTGAGATTGCAGTTCAGGAGTTGCTGCAACTAATCGAAACTGATCGAGGGAAGATTGATCATCCCGAAGGAGGCAGTAAGGACGTCTCTGATGCGATGGCAGGAGTTTGCACTACGTTGATGGGTGACAGGAGTTACCGGCGCGGTGTATCGTCGGGCACAGGTTCATCAACGTCCGCAGAGATTGGTTCTTCCGGCATTGAAGTGCCGGGATTCTCGGTCGCATCTGGTTCAGATCCGATGGGTCTCCCGAAAATGCCATCCATGCCTAATTATGGCTCGCTTGGCAGTCTTCTTCCGAACGTCCCAAGTCATCTGCGTCCTCGCTAGGAGCTGACAGTGCCTCTGCTTGACGCAAAGGGCAATCACATTCCACCTACCAGTAACTACACGAAGGCGAAACCGCCCATTAAGGGCGAAGCGTTTGCGCCTCGGTGGGCTGGCGACCTTGACCGCGACATCTTCAAGATGCCTGGCGGAGGGACGGTCTTGTTTGACCTGTCCCGTCTTACCCTGGCTGACTTCCGCACCATGCGCGACCACTACCAGGTGAACGCTACCCTGAGTGTGCTGACGTTCATGCTTCATCAGATGGACTGGCGCATCGAGTGCGATAACCCGAAGATTAAGCAGATGGTCACCGACAATGTGACCGAGATCTGGACTCAGCTGATTCGCGCGATCAGCCAGGCGTTCTGGGCGGGTTACTCGCCGAATGTTCTGCAGTACGAGAATATCGGCAAGTACCTTCAGATTACCAAGATCAAGGATCTCATTCCCGAGCAGTGCGCTGTCGAGTGGGACGACGTTCCCGGCTGGGCTCCGGAGGGGCACATCCCGCCGAAGATCCGTGTCTTCAACGGAATCAAGGTGTGGGGTCAGAACTGGCCCGTGCCGACGCAGAACAGCTTCTGGTACCCGCTGCTAATGGAGAACGGCGATTACTATGGAAAGAAGCTTCTTCGCCCTGTCTTTACCAGCTGGTACTTCAGTATCCTCATGCATCTCTTTGCCAACCGCTACTTTGAGCGTTTCGGAGAGCCTGTCCCGGTCGGTCGTGCATCGTATGAAGACGAGATCACGGTCCCCACTTCGGGTGGTCCGCAGAAGGTCAACGGAGCTGATCTCATGGTCAGCATTCTGCAGAACCTTCGAAATCGATCGGTGGTTGTGCTCCCCAATGACCGATCCCCAACTGGCGTGGGAACTGGTACAGAGTTTGACTACAACATCGAGTACCTTGAGTCCCAGATGCGCGGCGCGGATTTTGAGCGCTATCTCATGCGACTGGATGAAGAAATCTCTCTTGGGCTTTTCACGCCTCTCCTGATCCTGCGTACTGCTGATGTTGGCAGCTACAGCCTGGGCGAGACGCACTGGAACATGTACATCAACATGCTCCACGCGATTTCAGGTGACGCGAAGTACTTCATCGACAACTTCATTCTGTCCCGGCTGGTTGACTCGAACTTTGGTGTGAACGCGCCGCGCGCCCGTATTGTCTTCCGGCGTTCGGGAGACGATAGGAAAGACGCCGTGATGGCGATCCTCCAGGCGCTCATGAGCAAGGGTACCGTCAAGCCTGACCTCGTCGAGCTGGGCAACATCGTGGGGTTGAAGTTGGAAGAAGTTGAACTTCTTACCGACACAGCACCAGGCGGAGGGCCTGGCGCGCAGCCGGGCGCGCAGGGTTCTCCTTCACAGAAGGAGCAGACGAAAACAGGTGGGGAAGCATCGAAGAAGCCAGCGGCCACCAAGAAGAAGGCTGCGAAAAATTCTAAGGCAGTCCTTTCGGAAGTTGCTGGGCGTATTTCGTCGCAAGTCAACAGGTGGGTAGCGTCCGATAGAAGTGAAGCGTTCATTCCGGACTTTGGCTACAATCGCAAGCTCAGTGATGCCATGGAGTTGGACGGCGCCCGGGAGGCTAACGCGGCGGTAGATGAACTGTATCGTCTGTCTGCGGCGTGGATGGCCGATCTTCCGGCAGAGGTTCTGGTTGATACTCCTCCGATGACACTTTTGAGTATGATCGAGAGTGTCATGACGAATCTCATGCAAGATATCATCGACGCTTAGGGGCTGTCTTGATTCAGTATATGGTTGACATCGTCATGAAAGATGGAAGTCCAAAGTTGGCCAGCATCGAGGCTGAAGACTTCGATACTGCTGTTATGCTTGTCTCTCGCCAGTTCGGCGAGCTTGCCAAGTGTGGTGACAAGGAGGCGGAAGAATTTGCAGCGAACATCGCCGACTACACCGTCAGGCTCGTAGAGAATGCTTCTGTCTGATGTCTAGTCGGACAGCTAATGGACGGCAGGAGTTGAGATGCTTCTGCTCTCGCTCTCCGCTCATGGCTGTCTATGGCATAGATTCTGATGGACAGCCGTTCATCCACTTCAAGGTGTGGAAGCAGCGTAGGCTATACGGTGAGTTCGTCTTCAAGGGTGGAGTTGTAAAGATCCACTGTAATCACTGCTACAGATGGCATGTGATTACTATCAGGCCAAACTCTCGCCCTCAACTAGTTGAGACGCAAAAACCCGTAGAGCTAGAAGCTGGAACAATCGAAGACGCAGACGTATAGTCACAGGGACGTACGACGAGGGACGGATATGACAGCATTTGGTAATCCAGCAGCGCCGTTCTTCTTCACTTCGGACGGTTTCGGCGTCGAGCCGAAGGTCTATGCTGGGGCGAACGGCTCGAAGGTTTACTCTGGCGTAGCAGTCTTCCGTTCTGGCACTTTCCGTGACAGCATGGGGCGCCAGAACACCTGGGAGGGCGTCCACATCAAGCAGATGGTCGACAATTACGATCATCTGTCCGAGAAGGGTATTCTCGCTTCAGTTCCTGCCCGTGACGGACACAAGGACTGGCTCGTCAGCAACATCCCTGGGCGCGGCGAGGTCGTCGGGTGGCACAAGGATCTCAAGAGGAAGTCTCTTAAGAATCCCATTGACGGCAAGCAGTACTCGTACATTCTTGCCGACTATGAGATCACCCAGGCGTACGCTCTCGAAAAAATTCAGAATGGTACATGGAGAAACCGGTCTGCAGAGATTGGCGGATACGGCACAAACGACGAGGCCGAGTTTTGGCCCGTTTATTTGGGCTTTGCATTCGTAGATTTTTCTGCCGTCGAGGGGCTAAACTTCTCCTCGTCGCAAGGGGCCCGGTTCTACAGCTACTTCGAAGGTAGCGGAACCCTCAGAGGAGAAGCAGTGACCGATCAGACTGGCCAGCAGGGTGCGCCCGCGCTGCCTTTCCCGACCAACATGACGCCTCCGGCTCAGGCGACGCAGCACACGCAGGCTCCTGTGCAGCCCGTCGCGCAGCCGTCGGCTCCGTTCGTGTTCAGCATCGGCGGTCAGAATGTGACCGACCCCAACGCTGTCCAGGCGTACGTGAACCGCATGGAGCAGTTCACCAAGGACACGCGCGACACTGTTCGTAAGAACTTCGTCGCCGGTCTGAAGGCGGCTAACCGGATCACTGCTCCCCAGGAAGAGGGCATGGCGGCCTTCGCCTGCGGTCTCACCGACGAGCAGTATGCGCAGTGGTCGGCCATGTGGGACGTTGCTCCGGTGCAGCCAATTCTCGGTCTTCATGGTGGCCAGGCGGCCAACGCGAACCCGACGAATCATGCCCAGCCTGATCCCGAGGATCAGAAGATCGCAGATGCCGAGGCTGTGGTCAAGATGCACGCCACTGGCGGTGTCATGACCGAGGAGCAGATCAAGCAGACCAGCGCCTACAAGATTCTTGTCGCTGCAGGCAAGCGGCCCGCGTAACCAACGGCAGATCGCAGAAGAAACAAACTGAGAGGTACGCATGCCTTCCTTCACTAAGGGCGGTGCAGCTAAGACGCCGTTCGGCAAGAACGTCTACCTGCGGTCTACCCAGGGTTGCAAGTTCGAGTCGTACACGTGCGCTGCTGCGACCGTTCCGATCGAGATGATCGACGGTTCGCCACAGAAGGTTCTTCAGCCCGGCACCGTCATGGCGAAGGTCACCAGCGGTCCTGACATCGGCAAGGTCGGCCCCTTCCAGGCGGCCGGTACTGCCGAGGTTCAGACGATGACCCCAACCACCGTTACGGCCGGTACATTCACGCTGACCATCATTCAGCCGACTACGGGCGTCTCGCGCACTACCGCTCCAATCGCCTGGAATGCTACGCAGGCTACTGTTCTCGCTGCCCTTGTGGCGCTGGACAATGTCGGCCCAGGCGATATCGCCGTTGGTGGTGCAGCAACGGTCAATGCTGGCGCCATGACCTTCACTTTCTATGGTGACTTCATCGGCAATCCGGCCCAGATGGTGGAAGACGAGACCGCCCTTACCGGCACGCTCGCCATCACGACCACCACGCCTGGTGTGGCTGGTGCGCTGGACGGTCGTCAGACCCTGGCGAACATCGTCGGCGTCAACGACACCTTCCTTCCCTGGCAGCTGCTGGAGCATGACGAGAACATCGGCGTCATGTACATCGGCACAGTTGTTCAGGGCTGGTGCTACGAACTCAACGCCGCTGGCGCTCGCATCGCACTCACCAACACCACGGTGGATGCCATGCGGTCCGTCAAGGGCATGGACATCACGGCCAAGTAAGGGTAGGGATTCCCAACATGAATGCTGGTACTGGGCTCGCAGGCCCTGCCCTGGCTGGCGGTGGTGGTGCGCACTTCGCGACTCCACTCGCCCAGGATCGTCTGGTTCGCAAGGAGGTCGCGCTCGGTGTCATCCGTGACATCGTTCCTCCCCAGAACCACATCGGCCTCGCGACGATCGCTCCGTTCCTGGAGGTTCCGACCGACGACGTGATCTTCCAGTACGCCCAGGGCCTGACCGATGGCCTCGCCCCGGCGCGTGCCGAGGACGCGGAGTCTGAGTTGAGCCAGAAGGACGACACGTTCCTCTCCGAGGGTCGCGCGAGCGTCATCGACTGGTCGATCAAGGACCACTACACCGCAAGCGATGTCAACCGGTATCGCGAGTGGCTGCTCATTCAGCAGCAGATTCGTGACAGTCTCACGCTGCCCCTCACCGCCCAGTCGGCGACTGAGGGCTGGCAGGCGAAGATGGCCCGCGACACTGCGCGTCGTCGGCGCAAGCTGGACAACCGGCTCGAGTGGCTCATCATGACCGCACTCGAGAATGCTGGCATCGCCTACAACGACGGCAAGATCAAGTTCACCGTCGACTATGGTCGTCCGGCGACCCAGTCCATCGGTCCCGGCTCGACGCTGGTGGACCCGACAGGTCAGGGTGTTCCGAACACCGCGATGGCGGCTGGTTCCTGGATCAAGAGCGATGGCTCCGGTGATCCCATCGGTGACATCCTCAACCTTCAGAACTGGTTCTACGAGGTCTACGGCGTTCGCCTCTCGCGCGCTATCGCTTCCCGTCGGGTGCTCAGCAACCTGTGGGCATCGAACAAGTTCACCGCTCGCGCGGGCCTGATCACCAACGCGTCTTCGACGCCGGTGGATCTCAAGTACCTGGTCGACGGCTGGTCCCCCAGTGCCGCCCAGGCACTGATCGAGGCCGCGACTGGTGTGCAGTTCATCGAGTACGACAGCGTGTACCGCACGCGGCCTGTCGGCTCGAACACCGTCACGAACAACCGGTTCCTCTCGCAGAACAAGGTCATCTTCCTGCCTGACGACTCGGATCTTGCCGAGTTCGACGACACTCAGATCGGCTTCGCGAAGACCCTGACCTCGCCGCACCCGGCGGGCAACTGGACGGCGAGCTGGTACGAGTGGGAGAAGGAGTACGGCGTGGACCCGTGGGGTTACGACGTCGGCACTGGCATCAAGGCGTTCCCGGTCTTCATGCACATGGACAAGACCGCCGTCTACACGTTCAGCGCGCTGGACGGGTCGGTCTAACCATGAGGATCACCGCGAAGGCGAAGCTTGGCAGCAAGATGCTGCTGTCGAACGGGGACTACGGTCTCTACTTCCACCCCGACTACTACGGGGACAAGGCCGAGGTCAACAAGGCGTGGGCCACTGCATCGCCGAGCCTGTCATTCCAGATGCAGGTTACCGCAGCGGCTGCTGCGAACTTCGAGCAGGGCGCTTCATACACGGTCACGTTCGAACAGGACGTCGCCGAGAAGGAGGTCAAGGATGGCAGCGACTCGTCTGCCTGACGGCAGTGTTGTGACGCGAGTTACTGGCCAGCGTGGTTACCCCGTTCGCGGGGGCACCGGCAAGCGGGTTCCTGGCGTGGCGGCTGGCGGAGGCAAGGGTGCGAGCGGCTCCCGCGTCGGCATCAAGACCAACCAGCCTGGCCGCAAGGCCGCAGGGCGTAACGCGTACGCGTAAGCAGTAAGTCGGCGAAGGGCGGGATCGAGTCTACTCGGCCCGCCCTTCATCTTCAGAAGGAGAACGATAGTGTCTGACGACACGAAGCGTGACGAGACGGAAGATGGCGTTCGCGAGAACGATCTGTCCCAGGCTCAGGAGAATGGTGACGTCGACGGCTCGACCAATGACGAGACCCAGGCACTCAATGACCAGCGCGCGGAGTATGTTCCGGTAGATCCGGATGCTCGTGACTACCGCGTCGAGGGCAATGACGTGCGCGACTACATCGGCGTTGATCCAGAGTACATGACGTACGCGAACGAGACCGAGGCGCCCGGCCTGACCGACAAGGAGCGCTTCCTCTACACCGAACAGTATGATCACCTCGAAGGCAATGCCGACGAGGAGTCCGAGGTTCCCGAGGGCGAGCACGTTGTTGCGGTGGAGGGTCAGCTCGAAGACGACCCGGCCGACTATGACGCAAAGGTCGACATCACGAAGCTCTCGGACGACGAGATCCTTGCTCTGGTGTGGAAGGATGAGGACGGCGACGGTCGCGACGACGACACCGGCCTCCATGAGACCGACTTCAAGTACATGCAGCTGGGCGCCAAGGAGCGCAAGGATCACCCCGAGACTGTCGTCGACGGTAATACCCTCGGCTTCCCCCAGTAACTCCGGCCCGTAGGGGAGCACCATGGCAACATACTCAGAAGTTGCTGACCTGCTTCTCGGTGACATCCCAGTTCCAAAGGATGCCGAGAAGTGGGTTAATGACGCCACTGACGAGATTGACAGCAAGCTCGGCTTCAGGTACGTAACGCCGATCGTCGTGGATGAGAATGTTCCGGCGTACAGGGCTACTCCCCTGTTGCTTAAAAGGATCAACAACTTCATTGCGTCTGGAAGATTGATCCTTGCGAAGGCGGCGTCCGCCAGTCAGCAGGAGCCAAACGCCTACGGCATGTCAATGCTGATGGATGCCCTTGCTGCATTGACGCAGTTGGTGAATGGAGACATCACCCTGCCGGGCGCCGCCTTCCTGAACGAGGGTGACGTTGGTCGATCCGGACCCCAGATCAGTAATCTCGATCAGGAGTCGAATGTTGAAGCCTTCTACGGAATGGTGACGAATCCTCCTGCGTATCCTGGTCAGTCATATCCGGTCATCTATCCTGCTGGTTCTGGGTACTGGACAGATGGATATCGGGGGTAAGTTGGATGAGTAGTCCTATTGTTCTTGATGTAATCGTCGACACTGTTCAAGTCGAGGCAGCTCTTCTGACGCTTTCACAGCGCCTTGATGTCGGCATGGTCGCATGGATGCAGAATGATCTCGTTGACCATCTTCAAGAGCGCGCTCGGAATCGTTTTGCATCTGGTGGTGACGATGCTTCCGGGCCATGGGCACCATTGCGACCAGCGACGGTAGCAATCCGTGGCAGTCTTGGTTTCCCGCCTTCAGGTCCAATCAATATCCGTACTCATGATCTCTACAATTACATTGTTGGAGATAATGGGTCGGTGAGTTACTCTGCTGGATGGACACTGAGTTGGCCAAACCTTCCAGGTGATAAAGACACGAACGACAAGCTTCAAACCGCACAGCGAGGCAAGCCTTCGCCGAATACAACTGATCGTCCTGTTGTTGCGCTTGGCCCTGGAGATTACACGAACATTATGGCGAATCTTGCAGTATTCCTCACGACTGGTCTGATATAATGGGCCTCTTTGATGCGACTACTGCAGTTTTCCCGAATAATGTTTGTAATCTTGTAGCAACAAGAATCGACGACCTTTATCACAACGACTTGTACGTTGCTAAGCGTCCCCTTCAGGTGACAGATAACACTCGATCTGTTGGCGTTTCGCCAGCATGGTGGGAGCCGGATGAGGATTCATACGAGTTCGCGTCTCTTGAGCCAACAGTTCAAACGTATCGGATTCTGATCCAGTCGTTCGTGAAGAACTCCGACCCAGAAGAGGGAATCGCCGAGCATTCTGTGCTGTCGAAAGTGATTCGTTCGTTGCTTTACAGGGACGGCCCTCTCCGAGTAGGGTTGGACATGTTGAGCGTGACGATGAATGGCGCAACGGAGACAATTCAGCGACGTGGCATCAGGCGAGCGCAATACATCAGTAATGAGATTCAGGGGAACTGGTTCTTCTTGAGTACCCTGGAATACTACGTTGAGACGGAGACGAAGTGAGTCTTGCATCCAAGCAGGCTCTCGCAGATCAGCTTCGTGGCGAACTGTCGGCCCTTCGAGTTGAGAAGGAAGCCGCACTTCACGACGGTCATGCAGAGATTGCGGAAGCCGCAGTCGACGCCGAGATCGATCGCCTTCAGCGCGAAGTCGAGATGGCGAAGGCTGAAACCGAAGCTGTGAAGAGCGGCGGCTCCGTTGAGGAGGCCCTCGCCGCCATGCGTGAAGCCGCTGCCGCAGAGCAGCCTGACGGAACGGTGGATCTCGCCGTTCCCCTTGAGACTGAAACAAACGGTCCGGTCGTAGATGAGGCTGCCGTTGTCGACGCCACGGCGCCTGTCGCCGATGAAAGCACTCCGGTTGTGGATGCCATTCCCATGCCCGAGCTGCTGGCCGTCGAAAACAATGACGCACCGAAGGCGGATGGGGAGTAACAAGAGATGGGTTTCAGTTCCCAGTCGGGTAGCGTCGCCGTCCGTACACAGTCGGTAGCGGCCACCTTCCCGGCAGACTTTGCAAGTGCTGCTGTGGCGATGAAGCTGAAGACGGGCGCCCTGGCTGCGAACCGCGATCTGCTCATTCCCGACCCCGAGATTGGTGGAGGCCGCGACGTTGTCGACGCCTTCCTTGGCGGTGTGACGTTCACCGGCGACTACGAGTTCTACGTTCGACTCGAAGGTCTTCAGACCCTTCTCAAGGCTGCATTCGGTACTGAGTACATCGGTCCCGGTGGCGTCAACGAGAAGGAAACGCTCACGATGACGGGCTCGCCTACCGGCGGCACCTTCACCCTGACGTACTCGGCTCAGACGACTGGTCCGATTCCGTACAACGCAACAGCGGCCCAGGTTCAGCAGGCGCTTATTGCCCTGTCGAACATTGGTCCCGGTGACGTTATGGTCAGCGGCGGTCCGTTCCCGGCGACCCCGATCGTGGTTGACTTTACCGGCACCCTGTCTGGCACTGTGGCTGGCGCTCCGCTGACATCTACTGACGTTGGCCTGACTGGTGGCACCTCGCCAGCTGTGGGCGAGGTTCGGACCGTTATTGGACTGAGCAACGTTGGCACGTACCAGCACCTGTTCGTTCCGTTGGACTCCTCGCAGCTGCCGATGCTTGGTATCGAGGAGAATGTCGGCGGCGGCTTTGATGTGTTCAGGTACCGCGATGCTGTCGTGAATACCCTGCACTTCGAGTCGGAGGCCAACGGTTACCTCATGGGTACCGCTGGCATCATCGCGCGGCTTCAGGATGCGCAGGCATCACCGGTTGACGTCAGTACGCTGTACGACAACCTCGATTTGATCGTGGGCACCAACATCACTGTCACCTTTGGTGGCGTGAGCCTGGCGGCCAAGTCTTTCAATTTCGACTACAACAACAACTTCGCGGCGGACGACTTCCGCCTCGGCAGCTTCTACATCGGTGACCTCACTCCGAAGCGGCGCGAGCTGACCATCGGCGTGAACATTCGCGAGCAGGACAAGACGCTGTGGCGTCAGGCGACCTATGGCTCGTCTGCTGCGACTGCCGTCGGTGGAACGATCACCAAGTCCAATGTCACGATCACCGCGAGCACGTACAGCACCATTCCGGGCTCGTCTCCTGCGTTGGCCTACTCGATTACGATCGTCATGCCGAAGTGTGCACTGAAGCCGTACGGCCTCAGTGTCAGCGGCGACGACATCATGGAGTCGGACATCGAGTTCCAGGCACTTCGGCCGCTCATCACTGAGCCGCTGTGCTACGTTAAGATCATCAACGCTCGCGCCACCACGGCGTAAGCGTAGCAAGACTGGCGGCGCCCTTCTCTCAGTCAGGGGGTGCCGCCACCTACTGTCAGAAGGTCTAGGAGGACCACAGTGGCACTGATCGATCTCGAAAACCCCAGCGAACTTCCGATGCCCGGCCAGGAAAACTCCACCGCGGAGGACATCTACGCTGGCTACCAGGACTACTTCGGTTCCAGCAATACCGTCAAGTGGTACTTCCCGGACGGCAAGCAGTACATCGAGTTCCAGCCCATGAACGAGGGCAAGCGCGCGAAGTATGAGTCCGGCACCTCGCGCGATGTCCGCTTCAACCGGCGCACCGATGACGCTGCGATCCGCATGGACGCTGCGGCAGACCGGAAGACGCTCGTGGTAGAGTCCGTCGTCGGCTGGCACGTCGTCAGCTTCAAGAACGGACGCCCGGAGCCCCTGCCGTTCTCGATCGGTTCTCCCGGTGCGACGTTCGATCAGTGGTACTCCAAGGCTGACCCGTCCCTCGTCAACCGGCTCGTTGACGCGATCCGCAAGGCTAACCCGTGGCTCACCGACGAGATGACGTCGGAGATGATCCGCGAGGAGATGAAGCGGCTCGAAGAGCTGCTCGCCACCGTCGAGGAGCGAGAGGCGAAGGAAAAAAACTAGAGGAGCAGGTGTACCTCTTCGTTAGGGGTAAGGAAGTTCCAAACCCCTGTACTGCAATTCGCATGTTTGCCCTGTGCGACGCAATGAAGTGGTCACACCTGCCCACTGCTGGTGGCCTGTACGATCAGGATCCAGCATTGCTTGATGCGTTTCGTTTTATCTTTGCTGAACGTGGCAAGGAACAAGACCGTGAACGCAAGAAGACAGAGAAAGAAGCTGCGGCAAAGAGTGGTCGGGGAAGACCTCTTGGCCGCGCACGGTAATACAGCCCCTCCATCGCTAGACGGCGACGGAGGGGCTGTATTATTCTATCACCTGTCGGGCACATGAGGCCCATGGTGGATCTAAAGATCCGAGGCGGGTCTCTTGAATACTTACATGAACATTACGGTGCGGGTTCTGACTGCACAGGCTCGCGGCATGATTGCCGCGTTGCAGCGTCAGATCGCTGCACTAAACTTTGCCAATGCTGCAAACAGCGCACGCGCTTTCGGCGGTGCGCTCGGAGGCATTGGCATTGCTCGCTTTGGTAGCCAGATGCAATGGCTCGGTCGCCAGATTGAGTACAACTTCACCCTACCGATTGTGCTAGCTGGCGCCGCCATAACAAAGATGGCGTTGAATCAGGAGAAAGCTCTCACTCGAATCAAGAAGGTCTATGGTGACGGTGCGCGCGATGCACAGTTCTATGCTCGCGAGATTAAGGCACTTGAGCAGGCTTTTGTTGCATTGTCTAACCAGTTTGGTATCGCCCAGGCTGATGTACTGAACATCGCTGCCGACTGGGCGGCGGCTGGCGCCTCCGGCCTGTCGCTTGCCAAGGCTGTTCAGCTTACAATGAAGACAATGGTCCTTGGTGAGATGGAAGCCGCGACGGCCACCAAGGCGCTTATTGCAATTCAGTCTCAGTACGGGCAAACCGTAGGCGAGCTTACTGAGACTATTAACATCCTGAACATGGTTGAGAACCAAACCGGTACGTCCATGAAGGACCTGGTCGATGGCTTCTCCCGCGCAGCTGGTATTGCACGTACCGCTGGCGTAAGTGTTCGCGAACTCGCTGCCGACATTGCCGCCCTTACTCCGGCTACCGGTAGCGCTGCCAACGCTGGTAATGCACTCAAGACGATCTTCTCTCGGCTTATCTCGTCTACCACCGAGAGCTCCGAAGTAATGAAGCTCATGGGCATCAACGTATCAGGTCTGGCCTGGCAGTCCAGTTCCGCCCAAGAGAAGCTTCTCATCTTGGCTAACTCGTTCCACGACTTGAGTGATGCACAGAAGGGTTTCGTAAGCTCCATCATTGCTAGCCGGTATCAGGTTAACCGGTTTGAAGTCTTGATGTCCGAGCTGCTTGACCCTCTTGGTTATTACAAGAAGGCAATGGATGCAACTGCTGATAGTACACTCGTATATCAGCAGGCACAGAAAGAGCTTAACGCGGTCCTGACTTCCAGTCCACAGAGACTGAAGATCATCTGGACCACAATGCAGAATGCCGCAACGGATATCATCCAGCCGATGATTCCGATGATCCTCTGGCTGGCGGAAGCCATTCAGAAGTTGGTTAAGGCATTCTCGGACTTGAATCCTGCAGTCCAGAAGTTTATCTTGATGGGTCTTCTGATCATTGCGATCGTCGGTCCGGTCATCAGGATTTTTGGTGCGTTCCAGATTCTTCTGTTCGAGTTGTTCAATGTGTTTGGCCTTTTGATTAGGCCAATCTTCATACTCACTCGTGCACTTGCCTATCTGATTTACTTGCCTATTGTGGCGACGCTTGGCCTGTGGGGAATGGCTTGGCGTGCGCTAATTGCAACAATCTTCCTTATCCCAAGTGCCATTCGCGCTGCAGCACTTGGGATGCTGTACCTCACACGCTTTGTGCCAGTAATCGTTGGAATTTGGCAAGCTGGTCTTACCGTTCTGCAGATTATTACGATCCAGTTCGCAGCAACGATGGGTCTTATCTGGCGCGGCGGTATGGCTGCGATTCAGACGATTGTACTTCTTGGCGTAGCAAGGCTCGGCGTAATCTGGCGTGCAGGTCTAGCTGGAATTCAAGCAATCATTCTTGCTGGCGTCGTCCAGATCGGCGTAATCTGGCGTGCAGGTCTTGCCGCAATCCAGGCGGCAATTATTGCATTCGCTGTATGGTCTGGCGTAATCTGGCGTCTCATTACCATGAACCCTGTCTTGTTGTTTCAGGCAATGTTCATTGGTATTATTGCTGTGTTCTCGCGCGCCATTCCAGCCATCCGTGCTGCATCTACTGCAGTAATGGCAGCACTGACGGGACCATGGGGCATCGCCCTGTCTGCACTCGTAATTCTTGTCGCAGTGTTTTGGAAGCAGATCCAGAAGATCTTCCAGAATGCAGCGAGCTGGTTTACGGGCAACGGCAAGCAGATGGCAAGCGTATTCTCGCCACTTGCTAAGGCTGCACAGGCTGTTCAGCGCGTTGTAATCAAGGCGTTCAATGCGTTGCCTCAGGGTATTCAGAATGCGCTGTTGGCAGTCGTGCGCACGGTAGCTGCTGCCGCGAAGGCCGTATACTCGTGGATGAGCTACATCAATCCTTGGGCTCGCCACTCACCAAGCCTTGTCGAGAACGTTACGACAGGTGTTGCGGAGATTGCTCGCCAGTACGAGTCACTGACCGGTATTGGGTCTGCCTTCGCGCGCGCTGCTGATGACCTTGAGATCTTCGCTGCGGCCACGCTGGCTGTTAATCGAAGTGCTGAGGCGAACCACTACGCCGAGATTCGTGCTGATCTACTTGCTATGGCTGCGGATGCGGTACCTGCATTCGATCGTCTTATCAAGGAACTGTACGAGCTTGAGGATCAGCTCAAGTCCATCGAAACGACGATGGAGGCGCAGGAGGCTGTTGTTGACAGTCTCAAGGATCACCTCGACGAAGCAAACGCTGCACTAGACATGCAGAAAGATATCCTTCAGAAGATGAAGGATGAGGCTGACGGCTACCAGGACACGATTAACAAGATCAATGGTGACCTGGAAGTCCTGACTGGTTCCCGTGAGGCGCTCCGTACAGCAGGTGCTGGTTCTGAGATTCTTGGTCCGATGGACGAACAGATCAAGAAGATGAAGGAGCAGCGCAAGGGAGTTGATGACCAGCTTAAGGCTGCACAAAAGGCATACCAGGATCAGAAGAAGCTAGTTGATGAGCTTACGGCCGCGCGCGACAAGCTTCAGGCTAGTTATGACGAAGAGAAGAAGAAGCTTGACGCGATCTCTGATGCGTATGGAAAGATTAAGGATCGCATCAGTGATATTACTAGCGCCATCAGTGACTTCGCTTCTGCAGTGCAACAGCTTGAGGCTGACAAGGGTAAGGGCGGCGGTGGCCTAGCTGATCAGTTCAATGCTGGCGCTGGTGCCGACTTTGAGGACGTTGGCGGTACTGGTCGTGTCGGTCGCGAGGGCGGCATCGGGGATCAGGCCGCAGAGATTGAAGCATTCACCAAGAAGCTTCAGGATGAAACCAAGAAGATGTTCGGCATGTTCAACTTCTTGGATCCGATCAAGAAGGGTTGGAACGCAGCTTGGGGTTGGATTAAGACCACCTTCGGTCCGCTTGCGAGCATGATCGGAGACTTCATTGCAAGCTTGTTCGTTGGAGTTGGAAATCCGCTTGATACTGAAGCACTCATGCAGGGCTTCAATTCATTCACAGAGGGTCTAAAGTCTCTTGGTGAAGGTATTAAGGGATTCTTTGAGGCTGCCTGGCGATTGATTGGCCCACCTCTCATGGAGTTGTGGGAAGTAATCAAGACGGCGTTTGACGATGCCATGGCTCAGATCTCTCCGCAGATCATTAAGTTCAAGGAACTGTGGGAGCCACTTCAGAAGCTTTGGATGGAGATCGTTCCAGTCCTTAAGGTGTTGGGTGCAATTGTTGGTGGCGTGCTTCTGCTTGCCTTCACGTTGATTGTTAATGTACTTAAGAATGCACTCGGTCCAATCATTAACTGGATCATCGATGTTATCAAGTCGTTGATCCAGATCATCCGTGGTATCATCGAGATTATTGTCGGTGTCTTTACGGGTGACTGGGAACTTGCTTGGCAGGGCGTTAAGGATATCTTCATTGGTATCTGGAACATCATTTGGTCAACCTTGAAGAACGTTGTCCTTCTCATCTGGGGTATCATCAAGGGACTTGTTGAAGGTATTGTAGACTTCTTCGTGTGGTTGTGGGATGAGCTGGTCGGCCACTCGATTGTTCCTGATATCGTGAATGGCGTAATCTTCTGGTTCGAGCTTCTGTCATCAGTCCTGAAGGTGATCTGGGAAGCAATCGTTGCCGTTGCACTGTGGGTTTGGCAGAATGGGCTGAAGCCAATCTGGGATGGCATTGTTGCCACCTGGAACTGGGTAGTTGACCAGATTAAGAATGGCGTCGAGAACTGGAAGCAGAAGTTCGAGCAACTGAAGGCTATCGCAAGTAGCCTCTGGGAGCGCTACAAGGATGTTGTTGGCTGGATCAAGGACAAGTTCCTTGAACTGGTTAGCAATGCTCGTGACGTGGTGTCGCAGGTGCTGGGTTGGATTGACACCTTCATGAGCAAGGTTCTTGGAATCAAGACCAACCTTAGGAATGCCTTTAACGGAATGTTCGACGGCATGAAGGATGCCTTCAAGAGTGCCGTTAACTGGATCATCGGCAAGTGGAATGGACTGTCATTCGGTGTCGGGCCATTCAGTGCTGATACTCCTAACATTGACTTCCTGGCCCGTGGCGGCAAGACAAACGGACCTGCCGTCGTAGGCGAGGGTAATCCGAACTTTGCTGAGTATGTCATTCCGACGGATCCACGATATCGGAAGCGCGCGTGGGAACTGTTTGATCAGCTTGCCTCTGACCTTGGTGTTGATAATCTTCTTGGTAGCGGCGGCACAATGAAGCAGTTCGGTCAGGCGCTTAGTCGTGGGATTGTCGGAGATAAGATCCAATTCTACGCTAGCGGTGGCGTGCTGGGTAACGGTAGGGTTCGTGGTAGCTCGCGAGGTGGAGTGGTTGTTATCGCTCCGCAGGAGCACACAGAGATTCACTTCCACGGAAATATTGAACTTCCGAACATCAAGAATGGTAACGACGCCGAAGAGTTTGTGAAGAACTTGCGCGCGCTCGTTGGAAAGCTTTAGGAGTCTGAATGCCTAGCGCAACGATTAGTAACCTTGGTTTCACGGCGCAGTTTGCGCCGCAGATCAAGCGCGCCACGGCGACTCTCTCCGATGGCTCCGTTGTTGCAATGGTTCCT